GCTCGTCAAAATCGTCCTTATGAAAAATTTACCAAAAAGGTAAGTGCCCGTAAGTTATTAGAACTTATTGCTAAACACATGACTTTGAATGCTGAACCCGGTATTCAAAATATTGATATTGCTCGCCGATATTCAAATTCAGATTATTTGTATGATCCCAATGAAGAATATGACACGAGAATTATAAGCTCAAATGCGTGTGTTATTGGGGAAACAGAAGTTTTAACGAAGAATGGATATCAAAGAATAGATTTTTTGGTCAATCAAGAAGTTGAAATTTGGAACGGTTTTGAATGGTCAAAAGTAATTCCAAAAATTACAAATTACAATCAAAGGGTTTTAAAAATTACGTGTTCTGATGGTAGACAATTAATTTGTACTTACTATCATAAATTTCATATTGCTAAAGATTATTCGGGCAAAAAAGAAATTAAAAATGCGGCTGAATTATCTATCAATGATAAAATCGTTAAACATGAATTTCCTATATTAAGTAATGGAACGCAATTTGAATTTGCTTATGAGCAAGGTTTTTACTCTGGAGATGGCACAGAGGGATTGAATCAAATTTGGTTATATTCTCCAAAATTTTGTGTAGAAAACAGATTACGCGGTAATTATTCTAAGATTTTCCAAGTTCATGATTCTTTACAGAGAAAATCGGTTGAATTGTCTTTTGAAACACTGCCAAAAGATTTTGTTCCATTTGAATGGAATTTGCAATCAAAATTAAATTGGTTGGCCGGATTATTTGATGCAGACGGTACAGAGTTAAAAGAAGGTGGATTACAACTCGTTTCTATTAATTTGCCATTTTTACAAAATTTACAAACTCTTCTTTCGACTTTAGGCATACAAACCAAAGTGTTATTTGCTAATGACGCCGGATACAGATTAATGCCCGATGGCAAAGGTGGTACTAAAGATTATTATTGTCAAGAAACTAATAGAATTTGTATTGGTGCAAAACAAATACAGGATTTGGTACATCTTGGATTAAATTGTGAAAGATTAAAATTCAATAAAACTCCAAATAGAGATGCTTCGCAGTTTGTAAAAATTGTTAAAATAGAAGATGCTGGAATGGCACCAGTAGTTTATTGCTTTAATGAATCCAAGAATCATACCGCTATATTTAATGGGATTCTTACGGGTCAATGCTCTGAGCAGTATCTATCCCGCGAATCTCTCTGTGTCTTAGCATCACTAAATGCAGGCAAATTTTCTGTTATAGAAGAAGAGTATAAGAAAGAATTGGAAACCATTGGGGAATCTGTCAATAGATTCTTAGATAATGTTAATGAATGCGAACTCCGTTATGGTACTTATGCTACTCCCCACCAAAAATTAGCCATACAGCAATTACGTCGAACGGGTGCCGGTTATACTAATTTAGTAGAATGGTTATTTAATCAAAATGAAGCATACGGTTCTAAAGAAGGTAATGACAAGGTTGAAAACTTTACTAAATGGTATAATTACTATCTCTATAAGTCCTCAATTGCTTTAGGAAAAGAAAAAGGAAATTTTGGGGCGTTTAACAGGGAGAAACTTGAAAAGTCCCCATTTATACAACGTATGATCGGAATGGGTCTAAAGTTCACTCATCTTAGAAATATAACATGTTCGAGCATCGCTCCAACCGGGTCTTTGACCCTAATGTTCCGTTATCTACTAATGTCTTATGGTATAGAACCAGCCTTTGATTTATATTTTTGGAAAAGAACTCGTATTAGTGGGCGATATGAGTATTATTTCTGTGTTCCAAATGCGGTACGTAGAGTTTTTGCAAAACACGGAATTAATTTGCCCATAAATTCTGATACCGTCAAAGATACTTGGGACGGTAAGATTGGTAGGGCGGTTGCAAAGATTATCGATGAAAATAAAGTAAAACTAAATCTGAACTTCCAAAAATCTACTGAAGTTACTTGTATGGATAAATTAGATTTAATGGCTAAGGCCATGAAATGGATTGATTCTTCTATCTCTGTAACTTATCTTCTACCAGAAAATGCGAATTGGAAAGATGTATATGATTTTATTTTAGAAGCCAATAAGAGAGAAGTTAAAAGTATTGCGGCATTTCCAGATAAGAAAATGTATGGGATCGTATCATTTATTCCGTTTAAAGATTTAGCATTCAAACTTACAGCAGAGGGTGTAGATATTCATGCTCAAAATTTTACAGATGAAGAACTTAAAGAACTAAATATTTCTAGAGAAAACATTAATGTTCAAAATAATGCTCCTAAGAGATTAAAATCTTTAAGTTGTGATCTTCACTATATTACTCATAACAACGAAAATTATCTTGTTGTTATTGGTATTCAAAACGGAGTACCATACGAAGTATTTGGTGGGCATATTAGATCAAACAGTAAGTTATTGCAAGATAAACCCAAGCAAGGAACCATTATTAGAAATGGTCAAGCCAATTACAGTCTTGAATTGCCCAATCAACGCATTGATCATTTTGGTTCAACTTTTACTCCGTTTGAACAAACGATCTTTAGATTAGCCTCCACCATGATGAGACACGGGGTACCCATTCAATATATAGTCGAACAACTAAGTAAGGCTGCCCAAGATATTCATTCTATTGAAAATATTATTGCTAGAGTACTTAAGAAATATATTAAAGATGGGCAAAAGATTTCTGGAAAGGAGTGCCCAAGTTGTAAATCAACTGATTTAGTATATCAAGAGGGCTGTGTGACTTGCTCAAAATGCAATTGGAGTAAATGTTCTTAATGTCCTATAAAATAAGATATAAATGGTATGTGGGGCGAATTAAGGTATATCATAGAATCGATAATAGACTACATAAACTTGAGAAGAAAATAAGAGTAGATGAAAAATTAAATCCAAATCGATCCTTGAGACAATCGATGTATAATGGGGATCATTTGCAATTATTTAATCTACTTTATAAGCGTCAATATTGGCAATTACATCGCCCAGATTACCGATATTTTAAATGGCCCTATATCCTTTTTAATATAAAAATATACATACCCCATACTTCAGTGTAATTAAAGCCCGGTTTTTCCGGGCTTTTTCTTTGGCGTCTTAGCCTTCGCCAAAGTGTATATATTGGGAATGAGAAACCAGCCCGTTACACCCTCTAAAGATAATCCCATCTTTTATTTATGGAATGCTCCATTAAGTGATTTGTCACATAAAAACTGGAAGCACCCAAATATCAGGGTTATGGCTCGAACATTTATGGGTAGACCGGATTCTTTTATTCCTTCCGGGTATTCTACACCATCATTACCTATACCTTCTAGTTACCCGTTAACATTTGCGGAACTTTCTGGTTTCGCCGTAGCAACCGCTCAAATAATTGCCCATTTTTTTCATGCTGGTGGTTTAATTCGCGGTTATGGTGCATATAATAGTGGTTTATATGATGGGGCCATTAGTATACAAAATTTTGGTTATCTATCTGGTGGGGCCGCTAATTCTAGCAGTCAAAATGTCACGACATTAGTTGGGCATCCCCATGATCGTATCCCCACTACTTATCGTAGCGGTTTTTTAGCTTCTACCTCAGGAAGAAGTCCATACAACGGATATACGAATTGGGCTACTGGCAATGTATGTGATCTTACTCTTATAATGACCAGCGGTATTCAAGAATGCAGTGGTTTTTCTAACCTGCTCTTTTCTGCTCTTAAAAACTATTGCGATTCTTATACTACCCCCTTAGGAACACAAGTTCAACTTTGTTATCCTAAATTTATTCATAATGATGGGGAACTCTTAGTAGACAATTTAATTTATTATCAACCAAGTGGTGGTGTGGATATTGGTCATAGATTAAGTTTACAAAGAGATCCTCGATATTCTACTGCTACAATTTATCAAACTCCAAATGGGACTGGTTGGAACAATATTACAATGTCTGGGGCCGAAGCTCTTTGTACTCTAAACTTAAACCCGGTTCCTTCTTGGTTTATTGAATCTAGTTCAGGATTTATACAATGGTGGTATCGCACATCTATTTCTGCTTTATCTTACGGATTCCAAAAAGGATATTACGAACCGGCTAAAGCAATTTTCCCTTATTTATTAACTTCTAATTATCATGCCTTTGAAATTCCTAGTGGTCAATATCCACACGTCGCATATTTACCACGTAATTGGGAAAGAGTGGTGCAACCAGTTATTAGAGAAGATTGTAATTCCCCTGATATTTACCCAGCAGAAACAACCGGGTCATTGTATAGTTTAAGTACCTTAGATGGTTATGAAAATAATATTTATTTTCAAAATCAAAATAATCTTAGTTCCTGTATTAGCGGTTATAGCACCAAAATACTTATTCCGTGGATTATATCCACGGGAAGTTTAGATTCTAAAATATATGTAACAGAAGCATATTTAGGTGAAACATTAAAATCTTGTTATAATAACAACGTCAGTGAATATATTATTTGGGGCAATCCATCATCTAACCCTGTTTTATGGACAGATGACGCTGGATTTAGACCAGTAGAATATTTACTCAATTATTTTGCAAGATTGAAAGCCGATTCTTTAGTTTCAGGTTTTATTAGAAGAGGTAGAATATAATGGGTTTTATTAACTTTAGAGCACCTTTAGGAAATTATGAAAATATTCAACAGAATAGTACCAATACTATTTCGGGCGTAGTGTCTATTCCTCTTTTATCAACTGGTTATTATCTTGCTTCAAATTGGATTGCTCCTAAAAGTGGCAATATTACCCAGATCGGTGTTTTAATGACTGCGGTCAGTGGAACTTTGCCAACCGTAAATATCGCTATAGAAGGTATAAATTCATCTAAGGGAGCAAATAATACTGCTATAAGTATTACGGGTATTGATACTAAATTATCTGTTAGCAGCGGTTTATATTTTTTCGATATTCCTTCTTGTGCTGTAACTGAAGGGGTTGGATATTGTTGCACAATTCGATGTACTGGTGCGGTTAGTTCTTCGGGATGCGGTTTTTTCGGTCTTTTAAATCAAGTAAGTAATGGAAGCGTAGGATATTTAAATAATTTTCCAGTAAAATTCTTAGGATCTATTTCTATTCCAAATGGTTTACCGCTTATTATTCCTAAATATTCTGACGGAATAATTCCTGAAGGTTTTTTTATTGCTAATACGGGCTACTTAGGATATGCTGGACCGCTTTTTAGTTCTGGTACTGCTTTAAATATGAAAGGCTTATTATTCCAAGTCCCCTTTGAGTGTAAAATTAAAAGTTTTGCTATCGCCACGGCACAAAACAGTGCAAACTCTCATACGGAAGTTAGAATTTACGGGCCAAATAATAATCTAATATGCAATAGACAATTTAATGCTCAAAATAATTTTGGTGGTAACGAAGGTTGTCTTTTAGTAGAAATGCCGAGTGGAGTCATATTTAAAACAAATACTAATTATAGAGTAATAATTAATCCAACAGGAACATCTACTTTATATAGTAATTTTACAAGTTTTAATAGTAATAGTGATTTGTTACAATTTTATGGTTTTAGTGGTTGTATGACTGAGGGCAGTGGAACTGGGTCAAATATTGCTTGGAAAAATTATAATAATTCAACCGATGGTTATAGAGGGTGGTTGGCTATGCCAATTGTTAGTGAGATTCCAGTAGCAGGTAGAAGAAGAGGTAGACAATGATTTATAAGAATGTTGCCAGCCAAAAAGCTCTTGTATTTATATACGATATTAATAATAATAATCCATTAACTGGATATGGTTCTGCCGTATCTGGCTTTGTGTCTAGAGATGGAGGGGCACCATCCGGGTTAACCACCCCAAACCCCGTAGAAATTACTGGCGGTCTTTATTATTATTCCTTAACACAAAATGAAACAAACGGCGATGTTTTAGGTTTAGTGTCCTATTCTTCAAGCGGCAACGTTGCTGTTGACCCCTTAATTTTTTATACGTCTGCCCAAACACCTTCAGTCAATGCTGTTCAAATTGGGGGTTCTACCTCTGCCGCAACAAATACCGCTAGTTTCTTTACTACTGGTTATGCTGCCTCAAATTCCTCTTTAGGAGCCGTTGGTACTGTTTCTGGTAATCTAACCGTTTCAGGTTTATATGATGCAAATATTGTATCAATCAGTGGTAGTGCGATTTCTGCCAAGAATCTTGCCCTATTCTTTAATGCTTCTGGTTACGCAGCCAGCGGATCAGTTAATAAATTAAATGGTAGAACTCCTGACAACATTACCTTTGATAATATGTGGGAAATCTTAACTGGTTGTGCTGCTGGTAAAGTTACTGGTGCTTCAAGCGGTGCATCTGTAATTAATATCAGAAACTATGCTGATACTAAGAATGTTGTAAGCCTCAATGTTGATACATATGGTAATAGATCTTCAGGAGTTATTTCCTAATGGCTGGTAATAGGATAAAATACATTCCTAATAATTCTAGGCCCAATAGAAGTATTCCTATTTTCTATCAACCGACCGAAGGAACCTCGCCACCGCCAGAAGGAGGGGGTGGGGATTTTAGAGGCCCCTCATTAAATAACCTTAAAGTTTTAAAACAGGCAACTCATAAAATAGGCAGAAAATAATGAAGAATATAGGGATCATAATATTTTGTTGTTTTTTCTTAATGGCCTGTAGTAAAAAAGGCATCATTAAATATGATGTTTTAGACAGCACCAAACAAATTGAAACATCTAGTAATAAAATTATTGCTCAAACACAAACCATCGAAAAAGAGAAGCCAGAATTAAAACCTCAACTTGATCCAATTGCTGTAGAAGCACAAAGAATTTTAGAATTTAGTGGAAATATCACTAAAGGTTATCAACAATTTTCTATTGATACTTCTACTGTCATAGACATTTTACAAAAACAAAATAAAAAGTTTGAAGATATAATCAAAAAGCAACAGGGCGAAATCAAAGATTTGAAATCGCAAAAAGATTTATGGTACGACAGGTGTTTAGCGGCTATAATTATAGCATCAGGATTGGGTGTTGCCGTTTCCCTAGTCTTATTCTTTATGGGCAAACTACCCAGTTTGACCTTCTCTTTGGTAGGAATTGCTGTTCTAGCAGGGGCAATTTTTCTAAAGGTCTTACAAGCCTATTTCCTTTATGTAGCAGGTGGATTTGGTCTACTTATTGCTATTATCATCGGTTATGTTGCTTTTACCCATAAGAAACAAAGTATTAATAAAGATAAAGGTATTTCGGAAATCGTTAATTCGGTTAGTAAAGGAATTGAAGAAGGGGCGATTGATCCCACTAAATTCGGTGAAATTGCCAATAAAAATCAAACCCCCAATTTGGGTAAAGCCCTTGTGGACAGAGTTCAAGGAAAGTTAAATGAAACAAACTTTAATCGTGTTTTTGGGAAGCGTCGGACAAAGAGAAGTGATACAAGTAAAGGAAAATAAATTTTTCCTTGATGATGGGGAGTGGTATGAAGTGCCCCATGTCTATGCGTTTAAAGGCAATAGACAAGATTGTATAGATAAAATGACGGCGGATATTAATAAATTCTTTGATGAAATGGAACTTGAGGATAATAAAAATGCCCCTATACTCATATGAGATTCTTACAGACAACGATGAACCAACTGGGGAAATCGTGGATATCTTTCAAACTATGTCCGAAGAACATTTGACAAAAGATCCAAAAAGTGGTAGAAAAATTAGAAAAATAATTTCCTGCCCCACTATACTTATAGATAGTACGAAGCCTAAGACTATTGGGGCGTTGGCAGAAAAAAATACAGAAGAAATGCTTAAAAAGGGTGATCCTAGGGTGAAACCTACAACAGCAAAGAAGAAGAAACTAAACACCCGGGGTTGGACGCCACGCCAAACAGAACGCTACATTATGGAAGGACATAAACCTAATGTCTGATCTGGAACATATTGATGGCGGCGAACAAACCATATCCTGTAGTGACTGTAATATGCCTCTTATGCATTATCGTGTACATACTCCAAAACATAAGAGTGTACAAAAATTAGTGGCGAAGTGCCCCTTTTGTAACGGGCAGTCATTTATGAAAACAATAGAAGGTCTTTTCTGGTACGGCCCCATTGGGCCTGATGAATCAGTAAACTTTACTACGGTTGTGGGTATGGATTTAAAGGATGGTATTTGGTATTTTAGTGTGAGTAAATAATGGGCAGAGTAACAAATAGCGAATTGGCATTAAGTCTGGTAAAAACAAAAGACGCAGTTTCTAGTTATGTTTTTCAGGGTAAAAAGACCCAGTATTATAATAAAGCAGGAACTAGTTTCGCTCAATTAGATGATCAAGATACAGTAGCAAAAGCAGTCATTACTGATACATCGAAAACATTTTACATTAAATTTAATCAAAAAAATGAGGCATTTGATCCTTACAATAGGTCTTATCTTGAAATCAGTTTTAAGTATGCGTGTCAAATAGGCTTAAAGGATGATTGTTTTAAATTTATCTTAGTGCAGGAAGATACCTTTAATTACTATATTTCATATCTTAAGAATAAAAAGTTAACTTACTTACACAAAGTAAATCAGGCAATATAAAGGAAGAAAATGCTTACAAAACAAGAGTTAGAAACTTTAGAAGAATTCATTGACGGTTTGAATGGTAAAAAGAGTTTAGCGACCCACAAGCAAACGATTTTGGATTTTGTGAAGAATTCTTTAAGTGAAAAGAAAAGCGGTGTTAAGGACGCTTACACTAGAGGTTCAAAGGATTGTTTCATTAAGACCGATACGAATGTACGAGAGTTATCGGCCCAACGCCAACGCGAAAAAGAAAAGGGATTTAAGGTTGGAACAAGTGGCGAATCACAGGCTGGTGATAAAATTCAACGAAAGTTCGACTAAATGAACGATTTTAAATCAATCTTTGTACCGGAAGAGAAAATTAATCTTCCGAATTGTATAACTGAAATTTTGATTAAGAATTGGTTGTCTTACTATAATAAACCCGTACCTACTTGTCCCTTTTGGAGAAAAGAATATGCTAGTCAGTCTAAAGATTTAGAATTCTTGTCTCATAAATATTCATTAGAGATTTCAGCCGTTCATGATTACCTTAAGGTATTCCACCCCGAAGTATTAATTACAGTACTTAAAAAGCGTAAGTTGGGAACCTTAAAATATCTAAAATTAGATATGAAAAAAGATCTCATCAATGATTTATTCAATGCCCAAGTCAAGGCAAATTTACCTTTGGTAAAGTGTATAGACACGAGTCCCGCAGAACCTATTCAAGAGCCAAGTTTATTTAAAGGTACTACTAGTAAAACAGTTAATAAAGGAAGTGTGAGCCTACTATGAGTAAAGTTTTAGATTTGGCTGGACAAATAAATAAAGAATACGGTGATATTTTTGTATCGGCCAGTTATCTTGTCACCAACCCCCCTAGAATTATTCCTACGACCCTAGGATTAGATATAGCCCTCTCTGGCGGTTTATTGGAGGGCAGGCTGACCACAATCGCCGCCCCCGCAGGAGCCGGTAAAACCACCTTATGCCTAACCATTTTGGCTCAGGCCCAAAAACTTTACAAAAAGAAATGTATTTATATTGATGCTGAATGTAGACTTAACAAGGAATTATTGGGAACGATTCCGGGTTTAGTATGGACTGAGGCACAGGCAAAGGAAACGGGTTGCCCCGCCCTTCAGATTATTCGTCCTACAGAAGATAAATTTATCTCAGCAGAAGAGTACTTGAATATTTTAAATACGATATTCAAGGAGGATAAAAATTGCAGTGTCGTACTAGATTCAATTGCCGCTTTATGTTCCACTGCTTTACAAGGAACTAAACTTGGTGAATCTCGACAAATGCTACGCATCCCCCAATTCTTATATGATTTTTGCCGTCAAACAATTCCTATTATTGCTGCTAAAAAACACGATTTAATCGTTATAACTCACATGCAAGCTAATCCTACAGGATATGGAAATCCTTTAAAGGCTACTGGTGGTAACGCCATTGAATTCTTCTCTAGTAACTTCCTCTATTGTTATTCTTCCAAGGAAATTGATGGGGATGATGAAAACGGTAGGAAGATTGGGAAGAATACAACGTTTAAATTAAAGAAGTCGGCTCTTGGACCTCCCAATATGGAAGCGGTTATACCAATTCGATACGGTAGAGGTGTTGACCCCATTGAAGATTTAGTTTCTTTGGGTGAGGAATTCGGATTTATTGAAAAAGCTGGTGCTTGGTATAACTTGAAAGATAGTAAGGAGAAATATCAAGGTAAGGCTGCGATGGTTGCGGCCTTACGTGAAGATACCAAATTGCAAAGCAGTTTAGATTCAAAGATCCGTTCTATTGCCTTACCCAAGGGGCCTCCCGATGAGAAAGTTAACAGTGCTAGCAAGAAGTGATTTTGATAACGTTAGTAGACTCTATGATTTAATCTCTCAAAATTCCACCATAAAAGATACCATTTATATTGATACGAACGAAAGCCAGTTAAATAGTTTAATAGAAGAAGTTGCAACCTTGTTACATCGTAAAGTAGTGCGTTGTCCTAGAGCAACCAAAACGGCTGACGCCGTATTGATCATATACGATAAAGATCATGAAATTCATGAATCCCGTAAGGATTATAGTAACAAGTATGAAATGTTAGAGTGTGTAGCAGCATGATAGATATATTTTTTAATAAATACCGTGAATTATTGGCTCATCGTGCCCCAACCTTCTTTAAGGCTCTTATCTTATTACATGAGCGTACAAATCTTATAGGGCGAAGCCCCATAATTGTAGAAACTGGTTGTGCCCGCATTGAAAATAATTGGGCGGGCGATGGTTTATCCACATTAATTTGGGCGGACTACGTTAATACTTTTGGTGGGAAGTTCTATTCCGTAGATATTGATCCTAAATGTGTCGAGTTTGCTAGAAGTAAGATCGCAGAAAGCGATAGGGTCAAACTTGTTTGTCAAGATTCACTATTCTTCCTAGAACATTTCGATAATAATATCGATTTATTATACTTAGACTCTATGGACTTCTGTACTACAGGAGATCCAAATCCCCCACAAGATCACGCGGTTAAAGAGGCTCGATTGGCCCTACCCCTTCTAACTCCAAAATCCTTGATTTTGGTTGATGATTGTGGGCTTATTCATGGTGGAAAGGGAGGTAAGGTTGTACCTTATCTCGTTAATGAGGGAAATTGGGCGATTGCCCACTATGGGTATCAAATATTGTTGACGCAATATGCCTGCGGAACGCTATGAAATACAAATCCCTAAAAGGGAAAGAGTTTACTCTTACCTTTGGTAAAAAATGGAAGAATGAAAGTCGTTCTAAGTTTCAGGCGGCTTGTGCCGAAATTATTAAAACTCGTTACCCGCACGACCAAATTTTAGAAGAATTCTATGTTCCCCATGATAAATTCTACATTGATTTCTTCATTCCGGCTAGGGCCATCGCCCTAGAGATTCAAGGGAGGCAGCATGGGGAGTTTGTCAAACATTTCCATAAAACACGCCGAAATTTCATTTCCGCCCAAGATCGTGATTTGCGTAAGCAAAAATGGTGCGATCTCAACAAAGTCGCACTTGTGAGTGTATATTCTATTGAAGAACTTAAAGAAAAGTTGGGTGTAGAATGATTTTATTTGGATTCATGCAGATCGTCGATGAAAAGTTATATGCCGAGTTAAAACAGCAGGCCGATAAACTTTTTGTGGGGACAAAGGATTCTGTGAAGAATCTATGGATTCAAAGGGAGTATAGAAAAAGGGGCGGCAAAATTACCAAAGGTCTTATTCGTCCCGGTAAACTTCGCAACAAATTAGCCGCTGACTTTGCTAATCTACTCCTTAAAGCAAATATGGCAACTGAACTAGCCCAAACTTCTTTAGATGAAAAAACACAAAAATTCTTACTTAATGATTTAGAGAAAATTTTAGAATACAAGAGTGATAATACAGATCAAGAAGATTTATTTGAAGATACGGATACTTTAGAAGAGGATTAATTTTGTCACGATTAGACCCAAAAGAGATTTCATCTGAAATTACTTCGATGAAACAGGAAATTAATTTTCCTATTTTTACTGCAAAACATAGTCTTGCTCCTTTATTTGAGAATTTACTGAATTCTGATTTTATCCAAAAGATGGATGGGCAAACTGCACAACAATATTTATTACAAATTAGTGCCTATAGTCTATATGTACAAATAGAACAGAACAAGATACGTTCTTATTTTAATTGGTGCGAAAGCAATATTAAACATATTGTAGGTAAAGAATTAATCAATGTTCCAAGGGAAGTAGGAACCTACTTCACATCACAAGATGTGTATATTAGAGCAAATCACAAGACGGCCAACGATCTTGAAGAAGAAAAATTGAAATGTCAGGCAAAATTAGATATAATTTTTGACATAACAAAAAAGATGGATTTTATTTGTGACGCACTTAAAACCATCATTTATAGTAAAAGGAAAGATCATGAATCCATTAGATCAAATTAGAGAAGGTTTAGAGAAAAGGGATTTTAGCCTTATTGCTAAAGGCTATACTATGATGACGGGTAAAACCGTTGAAGTAGGCAGTATTAAAGAGGATACGGATGATAGTTATGTATCAAGCCTTGAAAAGGCGGAAGTAATTCCAGAAAAAATCCAAAGTGCTAAAAAGAGGGGTCGTCCTGCTAAAAATAAATCTGCAACAGAAGAAACTTTTACAGGTAAAAAGATGAAAATTCTTACTGTGCCAGAGGACAAAGGATACAGTAAGAAACTTAAAAAGGCAGCAAATAAGATCAAAGAAGAAAAAGGTAGTCGCCGACCATCTAATAATATGATGGAATGTGTTAAGTGCGATCATTCTTTTAATAAAACCAGTTTTGTTGTCGGAACCAGTTTTGATGACGGTAAACAGGAAACAAAAGTCAAATGTCCAAAGTGCAAGACCGAACAGACTCTCTAAAAGATGTAGCAGCAGAAAGACTTGTTCTTTCAAGTCTATTTAGATATGGAGAAAAATATTATTATGAAGTTGATGGATTCTTAAAACCTAGAGATTTTACATCCGGCATTAACCAAATTCTTTTCGATGTTCTTACTGAGCATATTAGAATAAATAAGGTTAATCCTAGCATTTCGGCTGTTTTGGCTAAAACCCAACTCATTGATAAGAATCTTATTAGTAAATACGATCTTTCAGAGTATCTTGAAAATCTGTCTAGTGAGAATTTGTCAATTGAAGAAGGGGTTGGTTTTGCTAAAAAGATTGCAAAGATTTCTGTAATAAGAAATTTGCAAACAACTCTTCTTAATACGGCTGACAGTTTAAATAAGGTACAAAATGAAGAATCTTTACGGGACATCTTAGTAAGAGTAGAACAACCTTTAGCAAATTTTACTACCGATTTAGTAAGTGGATTTAAGACAGTTAATCTTGTCGAGTTTCTCCCCGCGTTTGCCGAAAAGATTCCTAACAATAAGAATGTGAGCAGGGGAATTCCTAGTGGTTTACCCTTGTGGGATAAAACTATCGGCGGTGGATTACGTGTTGGTGTGAATCTGGTAGGTGCAAGATCTGGCCAAGGCAAAAGTTTTTTAGGTATTAATGTTGCGAATCATACGATTAATCAAAATATCCCTACCCTTTATTTAGATACGGAATTAAGTGAAGAAATTACGCTTACTAGATTTACGGCACTGATCTCGGGTGAAACTATTGATGATATTGAAAGTGGTACGGCAAATCTAATTAACATTGATAAAGCTATTAAGAAATTAAAAGATAAGAAGTTTTTCTATCATAATATTTCTGGAACCCACCATTCCCATTGGATTTCCGAAATTCGTAAGTGGATTATTAAGGAAGTTGGTTTCAAACCCGATGGTTCGGCTAAAGATTGCTTAGTAATCTTAGACTATATTAAGGTTATGGATCTAACCGATGGTAATATGATGAAGGAATACCAGTACTTGGGCCAAATCATTACCGATTTACATAATTGCTGTGTTAAATTTAATTTGCCCATTCTTTCTCTAGTACAACTTAATAGAGATGGTATTAATAATTCTGGCGAAGGTACCTTAGCCGATTCTGATCGCCTATTACGCCTTTGTTCTAGTTTTTCAATCTTTCGTAAGAAAGAAGAAGAAGATTTAGTAGCTGATCCATTGAAAAATGGTAATCGTAAGATTTTAACCGTAAAATCCAGATTCGGGGCAGGTATGGATGAGGGCGAATACATTAATATGAAATGTGATTTTGCCCGTGGTCTTATTCAGGAAGGTCAGAGCAATATAAATAATAGGAATAAGACTACACCTGCTAAAGTAAATAATGTAGCAGTAGACACAGAGGAAGCCCCCTTTGACGATGACACAATTCCCTTATAGTTATATTTTAGATATAGCAAATCAATACGATGAGGCAATTCTAAAAGAATTAGATCTTCCAGTTCGTAGAAATGGCAATGTGGTGTGTGCGTGTCCAATCCACGATGGAGATAACCCTCATGGTTTCTCTTATTCTACTAAACACAAAAAATGGCAGTGTTTCACTCACAGATGCCATGAAAAATATGGGAGTAATTTATTTGGATTAGTAAGAGGATTAAAACAGTGTTCTCTTAGAGAAGCGGCAGATGAATTAGTTTTTATTCTAAAAATTGAGACTGATGTAGATTTAGATACTATAGAAGCTAAGGCTTATGCCGTTAAGAAAACCAAAGAGAAGGTTAAACTTGAGAAATTTAATCCTAATAACCACCCGGATATCCATTTAGGGGCTAAGTACTTTAGTGAAAAAAGGGGGGTGCCCAACGAAACTATTCTTTCCTATTATCCCTACATTTGTATTGATCGTAAAAGCGGTCTTTATGGGCGGGCTTGTTTGTCCATCAAAAATGAAGATGGGGATATTGTAGGATATACAGGGCGAAAGACTGATCTCATAGATAGATATGATAACAATAAATATGTACCTAAATGGTTTCATTATCCCGGTTATGTCGGTAGAGAATGCCTTTTTGGTATAGACCGTGTCAGAAAAACAGATACGGTTTTCTTACTAGAAGGATGTATAGGCGTTCTTAAACTTCAATCTGTTGGGATTAATAATGCCATTTGCACCTTTGGAAATAAAATTACGTCAAATCAGAGAAAAATATTGCTAAAATTAGGGATTTGTAATATAATTACGTTGTTTGATCCAGATGAGGGCGGGAAAATCGGTGCGGCCCTTGTAAACAAAAACTGTTCTCTGTATTTCAATATTATGAATTTTGAAGAAAAATTAAAGAAAGATCCCGGTCATATGGTTACTTCGGAACTCCAAGAATTAAAGGAATTATTAAATCAATATGTACAAAACTAAAGTTATATTATTAACTGGGCGTGCCCAAAGCGGAAAAGATACTGCCGGATTTTTCTTACGTAATAAATTAGAAGAAGAGGTAGCAAATCAAGAAGAAAACAGGGTGAAAATGTATTCTTTTGCTACGGCCCTAAAAGATATTGCTATTGAAATTTTTAATATTGAACGACATAAGGTGTATGGAACTGATTTGGAAAAAAATGAATTAACCCATATTAAGTGGGATGACTTACCACTTAATAATAATGAAATAGATCAATTAGCAGCAAAAGGTAAAGATACTACTTACCTTACTGGTAGAGAATTTTTACAAATTTTTGGTACCAATATATGCCGTAGATTATATGGAGATTGCTGGGCTTATAAAACTTTAGTAGAAATTACTAAGGATCATCCAAGATATGCAATTCTTACAGATGTTCGTTTTCCAAATGAATTAGACATCTTTGATCTTAAAAATAATCCGAGATCTAATATTGTAAATATTGAGGAGGAACCTATAGTAATTAGATTGTTACGTAATCCTTTAAATATGCAACACGATAGTGAAATCGCCCTTAATTCCTATAATTTTGAGAAATTCAGTAATTTTATTGTGATTGATAATAGAAAAATGGATCTGGGCGATAAGAATCAGTTGGTTTATCAGAGAGTAAAGGAATTATTATGAGATTTATTGACGCGAACTACATTGAATATACCCCCCGTAAATGGCTTACTTTTGATGATGTTTTACTTTTGCCCAATCGCTCTGATGTTCCCTCTAGAAACTCAGAAAAATTAGACTTATCTAGTTACTTTACAAGTGGTGTTGGTATGAGATTGCCCATTATTTCTGCAAATATGGATACTGTTACCGAAGGTAAAATGGCTATTGCAATGGGTAAGGCGGGTGGGCAAGGCATCCTACATCGGTTCTATAAGAGTAAAACAGAGTGGCTTAAAGACATATTGGCAGTTGAAGAGGCGGGGCTTTTGCCAGCCTTTAGTATTGGCGTGTCTAAAGACGATGTAAAATTGGTTGAAGAAATCTTAAATCGACTTAAACAGCCGAAATGTGTAGTTACGGTAGATGTAGCCCACGGACATCACCAATTAGTCTTTGACCAAGTAAGAAGATTGGCATTGGGCTTTGCCAATAACATAAATATTATTGCTGGGAATGTTTGTACTCCTGAAGGGGCGGCTTATTTAGTAACTGCCGGTGCAAATGGCATTAAGGTGGGGGTGGGCGGTGGAAGCCTTTGCACGACTCGTCAAATTACAGGTCACGGTTGTCCATCTTTATCTACTATCATTAATATCCGTCGTGCTTTGCATGGAATGCAAACCAACACAACCCTAATAGCCGATGGCGGTATTCGTAATTCTGGGGATATTGTTAAAGCATTAGCGGCGGGGGCAGATAGCGTAATGATTGGGAGCCTGTTTGCGGGAACCAATGAAACCCCCGGTAACTATTATGATATTAATCACCAAATCTTTAATGGGAATACAGAAGATATTAGTGGATTATACAAGAAGTATCGTGGGCAATCTTCGGAAGAATTCAATGAGTCAATTAATAAGATTAATGTGACTCCTGAAGGCGAAGCCCAATATGTGCCATGTAAAGGGGCTGTCGCCGACATTATTAATAATTTAGCCGGAGGTATTCGTTCTGGCTTAAGTTATGCGGGCTGTTATACTCTTAAGGATTTATTTAACAAATCCTCGTTCATTGAACTTTCTAATCACGGGTTTGTCGAAGGAACGCCTCACGGCTTACGGACGCAGTCATGAGCAAAACTAAAATAAAACTTGCCGTCTTTGGCCCCAAACCCTGTTTTTTATCTGGGCATGACCTAGAAGATAAAAGAAAATTAGTTCGGGACCATCTTTTAAGAAAAATTCAGAATTTACAGGCAAATAATTTTACAATTCAGGGAGTTGGTGGAATCGACCTTGGGGTTGAGCAGGATTTCCTAGAAATCTGCCGGGAACTTAAGATTCCCTACGTATGCTACATAAGTAGTATATTAGATGAAAAAAGATGGGCAAAGTTGCCGCAGGCATATGAAAAGATTAAAGCATTAGTAGACGGGGCCATTAGAACCATAGTATTATCTAATAAGAAATATTCCCCTAAAAAGAATATGGAAAAAGTGAACAAGATTATAGAAGAAGCAGATATGGTCTTTGTCTTTAAAGGTAGGTTTGACGTTAAAAGTAAATCGATTGTTAATATCTGCGAAAGCAATAAAAAAACCTACGTTATAATCAATGTATAAACTTTATTTTGATGCTGGATTACGTGAACACGGATTTGTATGGGCCTTTGTTATTTTTGATGATAATATCATAGTTAATAAACAAAGAGGATATATTAAAGATAAGTCGGTAGACTCTAATGCTGCCGAGTTTTACGCCCTTATATACGGCCTCAGGGAAGCGATTCTAAGGGGGATTACAGAACTCCAAGTCTATGGAGATAGCCAACAAGTTATATATCAAGTCAATAATTTAGTATTTACAAATAAGAAAATGATGTTGCAGTGCAAGAAAGAAGTTAGGGAACTTTCCAATAAATTTGACGTAGTCAACTTTGAGTGGATTGAGAGTAAGGACAACAAGGTTGCTCATAGGGAGACAAGATGATTATTCTAATCAAAGAAAATTGGACTATTAATTTTGAACCTACAAAATATGAGGTTGATTTAGAAATACAAAGTAGCGGCCCTATCGATGATGCTATCTTAGGCAAATTAAAAATGCTGAAAAGGAAGAAGTGGGGATTTACTAATCTAAATTATACAAGTGATAAAGAATTTGGATACTTATCATTTCATAACAAATCATTAAATCCTATTACGGTTGAAAATAAATATATATTAGAAATAGGGGCTGCGGGCCGCATTAATTTTCAAAAATATTTGCATTCTTTTCTTAAGAAAGCATTTGGTGATCAATGGGTAAAGTAGTAAACATATATCTTGATCCTTACGATGTTTACATTGGACGTAAGTCCATATGGGGCAACCCTTATACAGTTAAATTAAGTAGAGTTCCGGGCACTCAAAGGGTTGCTTCTAGCAAAGACGCGATACGCCTTTATGAAGAGTGGCTACGGCAACAGCCCGAGTTACTAAAACAATTGCCCAACCTAAGAGGAAAAACACTGGGATGTTTTTGTGCCCCTAAAGGTGGAGTTGGAATTGAAAAAGGAACACCTATTTTCTGTCACGGGCAAATTTTATTAAAATTAATAGAGGAAATGGAAAATGTCAAAAACTAAAGAAATCAAAACTCCCAAACTTGGAACCCTCTCCTATTCATTTGATTTTTTCTATGAGAGTTGGTACCGTGCCGGTAAGCCCAGTACGCATCGCGTACTTTGCTACTTTGGTAGTATTGATCCAAGGGCACAGGCAAAACTGGAAGAATATGGTTTTGCCGTCAAAACCCTAGAAACGAGTGCTAAGGGAACCGTTTATAGTATGGAATTATTACAAGAAACAAAGGAAGATTAATATGAATTATGAAACATTTGCCAACCAATATTACACCGATCCAAATTATGAGTTTGGTAACGAACTTATGAAGTTAATAGAAGGGCAATCAATTGTTTTGCCCAACAGGTTGCCCTCTGGTATTCTTGACGTAATCGTAGATTACGTCTTTACAAATATTGAGGGAGGATCATTGAAGATTGAACCGTCAAGAATGGGCACGATATATCATATTAATAAACCATGAATACAGTAATATACATAATCCCAAATCATCTATATGATTTAGTTGAACAGAATTCAGTTGTGTATCAACGCGATTCTAAAATAGAAAAACTTATAAAAAAAAGATTAAAATCTTATAAGAAACATTATAAAGAAGGAAAGCGTATTTCGCAAGAAAGATCTTGGTTTGGTATCACGTTTGGAGAAATATGAAAATTATTATCGCTGGTTCTCGCAGTATTACGGACTATGCCCGCTGTGAACCTTATTTGTTGCAAAGCCACTTTGATATTACGGAAGTGATTTCGGGCGGGGCATTCGGAGTCGATCATATTGGAGAAGAATTCGCCAGAAAACACTGTAAACTCCTTACTATTATGCCGGTTTTACCTTGGGAATGGACCCGCACTAAAACTGCGGGCCATAATAGGAACCTTAGAATGGCCCAATATGCCGAAGGTTGCATTTTACTCTGGGATAACCGTTCCACAGGAACGCAAAATATGTGGTACCAAGCCAAGAAATTGAATTTACCAATAGAATTACATACTTTAACATGAAAATCTTCCAGATTTCGGAAACTAAGTGTATAGAAGTACATGAGACACAAACACGAAGAATCTATTGGTAAAAAATTTGGAAAATTGACAGTTATTAAGGATTTGGGATATATTAACAGCGGACATAGAGTTTTTGAATGTAAATGCGAGTGCGGGGTCATCAAAAATATCAGAGCTTATGGGCTTTATGATGGAACAACTACAAGTTGTGGATGTTATCAACGTCATGTCACAGGGCTTCGTCGTCTTTTAGATTTACGAGGTAAAAGATTTGGTAAACTCGTTGCTTTGGAATCTAAAAAGGTTAGGCATCGAGTTTACGAATGGAAATGTCAATGTGATTGTGGAAATATACATTATGTTGAAACAAGTTCTTTAACTAGAACAAATCATAGTATATTGAGTTGTGGATGTTTACAATGCCCAGATATTACAGGACAGCGTTTTGGACAACTTGTTGTTTTGGGAAAACATGAAACTAAAAATAAAAGAGGTTATTGGAAAGCAAAATGTGATTGTGGTCAAGAAACAATAGTTCAAACTGCTAAATTAAACAATGGACATACTCAAACATGTGGATGCAGTCGATTACGAACTTGGGAAGAAAGTCCGATGTTTACTGGGTGTGGTAAGGTAAGTGGTAAATATTTTTCAGATATTAAAGCCGGTGCGTTAAGTAGAAATTTAAAATTTGAAATTACAGTAAAAGACATGTGGGATTTATTTGTCAAACAAGAAGGTAAATGTGCTTTATCAAAAATCGATATTCATTTTGAAAATTCCAAGAATTATTCGAGCAAAACCGCTTCCTTAGATCGCATAGATTCTTTAAAAGGATATACTATAGATAATATACAATGGGTTCATAAAGATGTTAATTATATGAAAATGGATTTAAGCCAAGAAAAATTTATCAACTATTGCAAATTAATAGCTAAAGCTAATGAAAATAAATAATTTACGAGCAAGTTCGATTGGAGAATATCATAATTGTGAATTCAAATACTATTTACATTATGATTTGGGTTTAGTTTCAACTGGAAACGCCGCCGCAGAAAAAGGCACATTGTGTCATTTATGTTTGGAACTTATGGCTAAAGCCAAAAGGATTCATAGATTAAAAGGTAAACGAGGAAAACCAAAAGGAAAAAGAGTTAATCCTGAATATTTACTAGATATTGTTTTCAAAAGATTCCAAAAAAATAGTAGATTCAATTTAGGCGATGAAGAAAAGGAATTTTGCCGTAAACAGGTGCAGAATGCACTAGCAGTCCCTTTTATTAATCCGCTGAATCTTAAAGTTCTACGAACGGAACACCAATTTGAGATTACAATCAAGAAACCGGGTTTCTTGATTCAGGGCACCGGAGAATATCTCAAACTACGTGGTACCATTGATTTAATCACTGAACAAGATAAGGATACTATCCATATTATTGACTACAAAACAGGAAAGTCTACCGATTGGATCACGGGCGAAGATAAAACACACGAAAAATTAAAAACTGATACACAGTTGAGAATGTATGATTTGGCTATAAAGTATTTATATCCCCAGTATAAGAATCGAATCTTCACCTTATTCTTTACACAAGAATCTAAGCCTGTTACAATTTCCTATGATTCCGATGAATGGACTAAAACGCTAGAAGAATTTAGGGGGATCTTCAAGCAGATTCAATCGAATAATAATCCAACTCGTCTAATAGATATTAAGGTGAGCGATCAGTGGAAATGCAACTATGTATGTCAGTTTGGTGAATTGGCCGTTAAATTTCAATCTGATGACGGTCAGATTATAATCGAAAATTTTAGGAAGAAAAAGGGGATGGTCATTCCTGATGAGATTGTAAGAGACAATATTTCTTATAAGAAACTACCCGGTTATCCTGAAACCGTCTGCCAAAAACTCTATAAGAAATTTAATAAACTAGGTATGGATGAATTTCGTAATGAAATGACACAGATTACAATTAACGGTAAAGTATCAGCCAGAAATGATTATTCAAATCCTAAATTAACTCGATTGGAGATCACCTAATGCTTAATTTCACCCATTATTCTGTAGGATATGGAATAAGTCATATTGATGAATTAGTTAAAAGGGCGGCGGAACTTAATTTGCCCTATCTTACTATTACTGACCTAAATAGTCTTGCTGGCTGCCCCGAGTTTTTAGAAACGGTCAATAAAGTTAATGAGAAACGAGAAAATAAGATTGTACCTATATTAGGGGCAACCTTTACTGTTCGTTTAGGCGAGTCCTTCGGACATATAAGTTTGTTATGTAAGAATAAGAATGGGTGGCACAATCTGTTAAAAATTTTGTCAACAATGCAGGTTGATAAAGAGGAATTCTTCGAACTTAAAAATATTTTGGCAAACCTTACTAATTTGGACATAGTGCTTGGGGACTTTGAGGGCCGAGCGGCCCTTGCAAAAATATTGGGGGAAAAGGGTATTCCTTTTACTGAAACCAATGTCCAATCCAACTATGTTCGGACAGAGGACAAAATTCTTCATCAAGTGGTTTTAAGTGGGCGGTTAGATTGTACTATTCCAGAAATCCCCCAAGTTATTGAAAAACACAAGGAATTTGCTAAGTTCTTTGGAGAGGACATTTTTGCCCTGACTGCGTCGGCCCATCTCAACTTATCTGGCTTTTCCCCATTTTCGCTGAAAGCGAAACCCTTTATCCCAAACTTTTCCCTAGACGGGCGATCATACGCCCCACCCGAGGCGGCTGAACTCCTTAAGAATTTATGTAGGGACGGCTGGGCGTCAAGAAAATTAAACTGGTTGTGCCGAAACGATCCGGCCCTTAAAGATGTTTATCTTAATAGGATTAAAGAGGAGTTAAAGACCTTTGAAGAGGCCAATCTCTCTAGTTATTTCCTTATTGTCAAAGACTTAATGAAATATTCTAAAGACAATGGATATAGTTGTGGTTTAAGAGGTTCTGCTTCGGGTTGTTTAATTGCCTATTTGTCAGGAATTTCAGACGTTGATCCGATTTGGCCTGACAAAACTATTTCTTACGACCCTAATAAATCTTTGCTTTTTTCTAGATTTTATAATGCAGCACGCATGAATTTTGGTCAAACATCTTTTACAGAATTTTCGTATGAGAAATTTAAATCTGTGAATAAATGAATATGACGAAACACGATATAGAGAAATTTGAAAAGTTGGATAAAAATTCTGCATATTGGTTAGGATTTTTATGGGCAGATGGTTCTACTGATTACCAACCTGATAAAAGTAGATATATAACTAGACTTATGTTGGCTTCTAAAGATTTAGAACATCTTATTAAATTTAGAAATTATGTAGCACCTCATAGGAAAATTTATGAAAGAAAATCATATAAAGCCTATGAGGTACAAATTAGTAATCCTACATTATCTAAAAATCTACACCATTTAGGTATTATTACGGATAGAGCATATAATGCTATTTCTTTACCCAAATTAGAAATAAGCTTAATTTCTCACTTTATAAGAGGTTATTTTGATGGTGATGGCACTATTGGTTTATATGATAATATAGACAAAAGATGTAGTACTATTGGTTTAAAAGTACAATTAAAAATTACAAGTATAAATAAAAATGTAATTTTAGAATTACATAAAATTTTAGAAAGCAATGGTATTAAAGCAAATATTACTTTAGAGAAAAAAAGAACAGTTTATCATTTAGTGTGTGCGTCTAGAGCAAGCATAACTAATTTTATTAAATATATTTATCAAGATTCAAATTGCAACATTCGTTTAGAAAGAAAATATGAAAAATCAATGGGAATTATGGAATGGTATAATAATAAAGGAAAACCTTATAGTAAATCGACAATTATTCGACGAAGAGATACAAATTGTGGAAAAGATGGAAAAGGGGAAAGAATATTACCATTATCTATATAAAAACATAAATTTAGATACAAAAAATACAAGTAATAGTCATATTATGTATGCTGCTGACAAAGTCACAACTATAGATAAAAATAAAGGTGTTGTTAGAATAGGAGAAAACTTTGCGGCTCCTGATGTTGACATGGACGTATGCCCCTCTTTTAGAGAAGCAATTAAGAAGTATATTGTAGATAAATATGGGGCAAATAAGGTTGCTTCTTATATAGCGACATATGCAAGGTACGATGGTAAGGGTGCCTTTAAACAAGTATGTAGGGCACTGGGGACGTTGACACCAGAGGAAGTTAATGATATTACTAAGTTCATGATTGATTATGCAAGAATTCAAGATGAACTTGAGGATTTAAAGCAGGAAGATCCCAAATACAATACTTTGCGGTATAATTTGGATCACGTCCTTGCCGTGCAACAACTTTATAAGGAATACAAAGAAGAATTTGATCTTGCCGTCCGCATTTCGGACACAATTTATTCTAGAAGCAAACACGCCGCAGGCGTAGTAATTTCTCCTAATAATTTAAATGAAAATTTTCCAATTTTTATTGAAAAAGACGGTACAAAAATATTAGGATTAGAAATGGAATGGGCAGAGTATGTTGGGGCACTTAAATACGACCTTTTATGTGTTGCTGCCTATGAGAAGATTGATAAGATTATAGAGATGATTAATACGGGTTCGAACGAGCCTGTAGTGGGAATTTTGGAAGAAGATACGGAGTAATTAATGTTATTATTATTACCATTACATTTAACCAACCAAGAAAAAAAGTCGTTTAAAAGAATAGTAGGAAAATATATGATTGAGATTGCCTATCAAAATTCTACTGGTAATTGGCATTATTCTATTTGGTCTGAAAGAGAAGGTAAGAATAAGTTTATTCAATATGAACATTTTAAAGGCTTTGCTAATTCTCGTGAAAAAGCAGTGCGTAAATGTAATAAATGGTTAGTGAATCGTATTTAATTTTGCGGAGCAAATATGGAATATTTTAAAGCACAACGTTATGGTGATGCCGAAGGCAGACAGATCGAAGAAAGAACATATTATACTGCCGGAGGCAAAAAGACCAATATTATGGATATGGAGGCAGATGCTTCCCATACTGAGATGGAACTTCCGCCCGAATATTTTGCGGTAGTATTGGTTCCGGCTAATTTGGGAATGTTACCTGTTGTTGGTTCCAATCAACAACCTATTGGGGTTGCCCCTCATATTGCCCTTATTGAGAATTTCCTACCAATTCCGGGGGCTAAGACGCCACATGAGGCAATGCTTAAGGTTGATTCCATCATGGATGGATATAAGAAAAAGACTGAAGAGGCACGGAAACAAAGTAAATTAGTTACGGCCCAAGCCGTTCCTTCTACTAAGTTGCATTTATCATGAGTTCCCAACCTTTCACATTTAAATTTGAGGCGTTGTCTAACGACAACAAGGTTATAGATATCGGAGACATTGTTTATCAAATGAGATGTCAAGCGAAGCAGTTACCCGAGGTAATAATCCTAAAAATTTTGGAAAAGATTCCTCAGACACGTAAGTTAAGAGTGGTGACTTTGTCATCAAAACCCACGGTATACGAAGTACATCCGAAGGATGTAACCACTGATTATAAAGCACTGTGTACCTCTTGGATTACTGATCTTACAGCCGTCGCAGACTTCGTACCGCAACAAATTGCTGCGTTGCAGCAAGTAATACAAACGGGTTTACCCGAGGCACCGCAGGTGACTGTAGATAGTAAAGAAATAGAAATATAAGGAGATTAGTAATTAATCAGAGAGCAATAATAGTTACAGACACGGAGACTACTGGACTTTCAGTGGACGATGGTCATGAGATTACTGAATTGGCAGCAATTGCCCTTAATGCCCATGACTTTGAACCTCACCACGCCGGTAAGTTTCAAGTTTTTATTAAGCCCAAGAACCTAGAAATAGTTTCTGCTGGGGCTGTTAAGGTAGCAAAAGAAAGTTATGAAAAGGCTATGGCTGAGGGTGTGGACGCCAAAGTTGCCATGCGGCACTTTATGGAATTTTGTAATAAGGTTAATGATAAACAGTTAGACAGTACCCGCCCCTACCTTGCTGGTCATAACTGCCCCTTTGATTACAAATTTATCAATGTTACTGCAAAGAAATGCGGCCTTATTAAAGGTGACAAAGACGCCCCTTGGCACTATCACTTTATCGACACTTTACCTATGATGTTTTGTCTATTTGAGAGTGATCCAACAGTAAATAGGTGGAACCTTGATACTTTGTTAGGTAAACTTAACATGAAGAGGTCGGGAACGACTCACGGGGCTATGGAGGACGTTGAGTTAACAGCAGAGGCTTTACGTCGTATGCTTAAATTCTTTAGGACTGCTTCTAAGAAAATGAAGATTGCTTAGCAATTTTAAGAAAGGATACGAAGTATCTATGGCAATTAAACTAGCATTACACGAAAAGGCTTCACCGAAAAAAACTAAGGCTAAAAATAATACGTTGCACTCTGTGCGACTTATTGTAGATTTTCCAGCAGAAATTACTTCAGAAGATAAAACAGTTTTGGCTAAAATGACCAACAGATTGTTAAAGTATGTCTTTGAAGAATCTACTCCTGAAGAATTAACAAAGCGTAATATTAATGTGTATTTAAATGCTTATAAAGATAATAAGAAGAAGGAAGAGAATTATTTAGTAATTAGTACGAATGGTAATTGGACACCGATTAATTCAATAAATAAATCATGATACCACAAGCAATACCAACTATGGAGGTTATGGGCGAACCAATCGTCCATACTACTTTGAATCATTCTGAAATTAACCTAACGGCAGCCTATATTATTATAGGTATTTGTATTCTTGGATTACTCTTTAGGATACCATTAGGTTGTAGAAATCAATCACGGGGTAAATATGAAAACTGAAGTTTTACTAGGAAATGGTGTTGGGGTGGGACCAGACATATGGTTTAAAAATCCTGTAGAGTTTACGCACTTAGATTTATCGAGCAATTTTTACCATTATAGATGGTTATTTACTCATCATTATGGTCAACATAATAATGCTATACTACCTACTTCATATTTAAAACAGATCCAATCCATGACTGTTGAACAATGGTATCAGAGTTGTGGTGATGGTTTTGTTATATTTCCTTTAAGATATCATGGAATCAATGAGTCTATTGTAAATTTCTATAAAGATGAAGATTGTATTGTTTGGTTAGGATATGATCGTAAAATTTTACGTAATATTGCTAAAATAACAAAAATAGTTTGCGAAGAACATTATCCATCAGATGATACTTCTTTATTCTTACGTTTGATTAAATTTAAATATACAAAAGAATATGGGGATAAACCGTGGATTAATAAGGATTCATTATGAAATATGTTTTTGGACAAAAACACGCAAAATATTTTCAACATTTTGACAGACCTTATTTTACGCACGAGCAAACCATTTGCGGAGTAGGCCCTTTTTATTCTTTGGACCAAATATTATTGTGTCTACAAAATAGACCTAGTTTAGCCAATCGTATAAAAAAGGCACGGGTCGGTACCTTTATCCAAATTTGCAATAGATTAAGTCTTGGTAGTCCACCATATGGTATTAAGGTTATAGATGATGATAGTGTAACTGAATTAATTCATAATTTAAATGAAATCAAGGAGTTGAACCGTGAATTAAATGCAACGGGGATACCAGAGAGAATCAGAAGAATTAGAAAAAGCATCGAAGAGAAAGAAAACGAATTGTTTGGGAAAAAACCTAAGGGACACTATGAGTAAAAAAAGAACAATGAACAATAAGCAAATTGCCCACATTGTTGATAACGAAGGTTTGGGTTATGCTATTACAGATTATATGGGTTCTGAAGATTTTAAAGATAGACATCTCGCAAAGTTGTGGGATCAGGCAAAAGAAATTTTAGATGAAATTACAGAAATACTAGATGAGGCTAATCCAGATGGAGAAAACTAAAGATTATCGGCTGGATAGCCGAACAAAAGAGCAGTTTGCGGCAGATATTAAGGCGGCAACGGCCCAAGAAAAGATCCTTATGGGCCTGTATGTAGAGTGGTTGAATAAAACGAAGGGCAGTGGTAAAGCCCCCTATTCTTTTACAGATAATGGGGTTGATAACTCGGGAGAATATTTAGAACCCGGTACGGCCCATGCCGCCGCCGATTTTATTCTTCACAAAAAGGGTGGAAGAGATAAAAAGATCGAGATAAAATTCTGTAGGCCCGAACGCCCTGAATTTAATTTTAAGGTTGCCCAAATGGAAAAATACGTCCGAGAGGACGTTTGTATCATAAACTTTATGGGTGTTGAGACACAAAATCGTAGATTTTGTATTTTTACTCCGAAGGATTTGAAGGAGGCGTTAGCCTCTGGGGAACGTAAACGTTTTTGGCATAAGGATTGTATAAGATTTAAGACGAACCAGCAGAAATGGATAAATGTATGATTTTTCAAATGCCCACCGATGATTTACTTAATGAAGTTAAAATAGCATTAGTCAATAGAATGTTATTTTATGATTGGGAAGTCGATAAACCTGATCCTGTCAACAGATTAATTTCTACATATTGTGATCATCAGAAAATTTCGGAAGGTTTTGTAAGAACAACTCCTATTAATAACAATTTAATACCTCAGGAAATGAATTGTTTACCAATACCATTATCTCGTAAAAAAGATGTGCAGTGGTTTTTGTTACAAAATCTTAAGACTAAAGATATTCATTTTGGAGTATGTTAATGGGACTAACGCACTGGGAAAAATATTACGAAATAGATGCTTCTCATCCCAAAGAAATACGTAAGTTGCTACACAAACATCTTGGAGAGATACATAATTTAGGATGTTGGTTATTACCAAGAGGCAAGGAATTTAGAAATTACGTTAAGAGTAAGCCAATCGCCCGTAATATTTTTAAGTTTGAATCCTATGATGATATCCACTACTATAGAGAGTTTCTTAGGTTGATCGCTAAGAAACAATATAAGAAAGCATACAAGTTATATTGGGATATGGATACTTTTCCTCGTGATTTTATCTCAGAACAGTTTAAGACAATTTTAGATTACGCTTGGAACGGCGAACCATATGAATAAACTTGATATCTCCCAAATTAATTACGCCGATACCAAAGATTTTGCGACATAAAATCTACTTAAAGTGAATAATTCTACATGAATAAACCAGAAACGAATGATATTGAGCGTCAAATATGCACAGATTATGAAAACTTTGAGATTTCTATTAAAGAAATATCTAAAAAATTTAAGGTACATAGTTTTTTTATTTATCAGACTTTGCAAAAATACAATATACCTAGAAGAAGAGTGGCCGCAGGCTGTTCACAAAATACTGTTTATAAAGTGCCAAGAGATGATCATCCGTTGATAATTGAAAAATATAAAAGGGGTGCTAGTTTAAAAGAAATAGGACAAAAATACGGAGTTACCGAATCTTGTATTTCAATTATTATAAGAACTTATGGTGTACAAGGACGAACTCGCAAATATCGTTTAAAAGAAAATTTTTTTGAAACTATCAATTCTGAAGAAAAGGCTTATTTTCTTGGATTTTTATTTGCTGACGGGCATAATAACACTCAGAAAAAACAAATTAGTTTACAATTAGCGTGTAAAGATAAAGAAATTTTAGACCAATTTAACAAGATCATTTATCTAGATGAAAAACCTTTGTATTTTCGTAAAGGCAAAGCGGTTTTGATAAAAGGTAAACCGGCTAATCGCACTGATTCTTATTGTTTGGAAATTAATTCTACAAAAATATCAGATGATTTAGCACATCTTGGTTGCGTAAGACAAAAGACAATTAAATGTTTCCCTCCAACACTTAAATTAGAATTTTTTAAACATTTTTTAAGAGGTTATTTTGATGGGGATGGGTGTCTGTGTATTCCAAAAATAGAATTTAATAGAGGAGGTGCGATACAAATTGCTGTAAACAAACCTTTTGGATTGGAAATTATTAAAGAATTATCTAAATATTTAGACATCAATATACATTTATATCAATCTTCTCACAAAAATATGCTATATTATATAACTATTGGTGGCATACATCAAATTAAAAAATTTATGGATTTCATTTATCAAGATGCACAATTTTTCTTGAAACGTAAGAAGGAAAAATACGAGGAGTTTAATAGATTATATGAAGCACACTGTCATTGATTACAAAGATGAAAAAACATGGGATCTCCTATGTTCCGGTGCGACTAAAAATGTTTTTCAGTGTGAAAGTAGACTTTTGCAACATTGGCTTAAAAAAATAAAACCTAGGAATTTATGGGAATTATCTATTGTCTTAAGCCTTATTAGACCCGGTTGTCTTACCACAAATATTATTGATGATTATCTTGGTTACAGAAATAAAACAAAAGAATTTGAATCAATACATCCAGTTGTTGATGAGATATTAAAAACCACAGACCATTCAATGGTCTTTCAAGAAAGTTTAATGTTGATTGGTGCTAAACTTGCATGGCCCCATTTGCCTGACAAAGAACGATCGTTAAAGGTGGATGAACTTAGAAAGGCTGTAGGTAAAAAGAATCAGGAAAAGATTCTTAAGATTGGTAAGGAATTCGTAGAAGGTTGTTTAGTTAATAAAGTTGATCAAGATGTTGCAGACAAACTATTTGAGATTATTAAATCCTGCGGTCGATATCTTTTTAACCTTTCTCATGCGTTTGCTTATGCAGTGAAGGCTTACGAAACCGCATATCTTAAGGCTAATTATCCATTACAATCCCTTGCTGTGTACTTAAGTTATGCCCAATTTAAACAGGCTCATAAAAAAGAGGGTAAAACTTTCGGTGGTAAATGGAACGAGATTGAAGAAATCGTGAATGAGGGCCGGAAGTACCTTAGCGTGGAACTCCTCGCCCCTAATATTAATTCTAAAAATGAGAATTTTGCAATAGAGAATGGGGCAATTCGGTATGGTTTAGGTCATATTAAGTACTTTGGTAATAGTATAGATAAAGTTAAGAAGTTGCCTCGGATTGATAAATGGCAGCAAGTATTGCTGTTGCTTTGTACTGATAGATTTGGTTTTAAACTTAAAGCAACTACTGGCGAAGCCCTTATTAAAACTGGCTGCTTCGCAGACACTAAGGTTAGTAGGTCCGACCTACTAACCGCTTATACATTGGCGGCAAGCCTAACTGAACGAGAGATGGAAAAATTAGCCGACTTGTTAGAAAATAATTCCGACCAACCAATAACCTCTTTAAAAGATTTACTTACAAACGTGGTAAGTATAGCCACCAAAAGAAGAAAAGAAACTTTAGAAGATGAAATTAAACTTCTAAAACTCAACCAATTCGACAATCCCCAATGGGTAGAACAGGTTGAAAAACACTATATGGGCCTGCCCATTAATACTACCGCTCTTGATAATATCTCTGAACAAGCCGGTTATGGTTGTCAAGACTTACATGATAGTTTGCCCCTTTATACCACTCGTCAGATTCATGTTATTATCGATGAGGTAAAGACTACAGTTACTAAAACTGGGAAAAACCCCGGTCAAGAGATGTGCTTTGTAACGGGGCACGATGCTACGGGTAAGGTTGATCGCTTACCCATTTTCCCTGAATTGTATGCCACCCTAAAAGATGATCTATTTCCCCCACAAATGTTTTGCTTAACAGTACATAAAGGTAAGGGCGGCTGGTTTGTTAAAGAAGGATATAAACTTGACACCACTAGAGATTCTGGAAAAATGCAATTATCTAATTAAATATTTTTATAATGAAGGAGACAATCATGCTATATTACATCTTCTCTTAGATAAACAAAAAATATATAAGTTTACCTATGAAAACGGGGAGTTTAAAACAAATTATCAAGATATAACTATTAAATGTCCTAAATATGCTTCGCTTGCTTACCTATCATTTTTTATACAAGAAATTTGTAAGGAAGAAGAATATCCAGCGTTCCGCATTAAGAAATTATTTAATAACAATCCTTCAAACCTAATAAGGTTCTTAGATACGTCCGAAGAAGAAACTTTGCAAAGTATGTATCTACAGGATTTATTGGATGAATATAGTCGTTATGGTTTACGCAAAAATATTATAGAAAAAGCCAAAATGGTAGAAATTACCGATGGGCTATATCCGCTAGTTGGGCACCATCTGGGAGTTACAATCTCATGATTCTAGCCCAAATACAAAAATATGATAGGCTAATTAAGAGAGTAGCCAAAGAAACCATTCAAAAATACAAATCCTCTATTTTAGATGAGGAAGATTTATATGCCGAAGGCTGTTTAGTTTTAGATAAAATTCTGGCAAGTTATAAGGAAGAAAAGGGTTCAAAGGTTAATTACATCATTCATTGCTTACGAAACGAATTTTCTGAATTAATAAATAAGCATACTAATAATGTCGCCCTTTCGAAACGTGGAGTTTACTTACTTACTCAATATAGGCTCTTATGTAAAACTAAAAATATTGAAGATATTGCTAAAGAATTGGGCACAACAGAGGGGTACTTAAGAAAACTAATAGGTTTATCCACAAGAAAAGATCTTGCCCAAGCATATAAAGTAGAGAATCTTGATTACAATATAGATAAAACCACATTTTTATCAAAAAATGATGAATTTCTCTTGAATTTTTACTTAGGCGGTCATACAATTAAAGAAATCGCTAAAAGATTGGGTCGATCTGATGAATCAACTCGATTAGAATTAAAGAAGATTTTCAATAAATTGAAGATCTATTGGAAAGAAGTATGAGTAAGAAACGTGTCCTTTTTGTAAATGAGTTTTCCGAACTCTCTACTGGCTTTGCTACTTATGGGCATTATGTAATTCCCGAATTATATAAGACGGGCAAATATGAAATTGCTGAGATCGGTGTTTACGCCAGCAAAGCCCACCCTAAAATTGGCAATGTCCCTTGGAAAGTATATCCTAATGAACCCGATCCAAATAATATTGAAGAACAAAAGATATACGCCCAAAATAAAATTAATCAATTTGGTCTATGGAGATTTAATGAGGCGGCACTTGATTTCAAGCCCGATTTTACGATCTCAATTTCTGACGTTTGGATGAATGAATGGATTCATCAAACACCCTATCGTAATAATTTTAAACATCTTCAAATGGTTACTTGTGATGGTGAGCCTCAAAAAGATGAGTGGTTACGCAGTTACAAGAACAACGATGTTTTATTAACGTATTCCTATTGGGCTAAAAATTTAATAGAAAGAGTAAGTAATGGGCGAACAAAAGTACGAGATGTTGCTTCGCCCGGTACTGATATCCATATCTTCCGCCCACAAGATAAAGTTAAATTGCGTGAAAGATTTGGTATTAAAGGGGATGTTTTTATTATACAAACGGTTATGAGGAATCAGCCCCGTAAACTGTTCCCCGAACTTATGAAGGCGTTTAACGCCTTTTTGGAACTCTGCCGTGCTAACGGTCGTGACGATATCGCCCAAAAGACTTATCTTCACCTTCATACTACTAATCCTGATATGGGTTGGGACTTACCCAAGGAAATCCGCAATCACGGATTGGGTCACAAGGTAATTTTTACCTATATGTGCGATAACTGTAAAGCCTTTTACCCTTCTTTCTACCAAGGTGATCGTACTATATGTCGTCACTGTCATCAATCAAGTTTACGACTTCCTAATACTGCTGTGGGCTTAGAGAGAGAACAACTTGCAGATATTATGGCAATGCCTGATTTGTATATTCAGTATAGTTGCTCAGAAGGTTTTGGGCTTCCAATGAATGATGCTAAAGCCTGTGGTGTACCAGCAATGGCTACTGAGCATTCAGCAATGTGGGAGCAAGGGCACGCACCCGGTGGAATTCCAATCCCAGTTTCAAAACATGTTCAAGAATGTATTACGCAAACCAATCAATTAAGAGCTTGGCCTGATAATGAGGCTACTGCCCAATTATTCTACAAATTCTTTACGGCTACGCCGGAGTACAGAGCTAAATTAGGACAAGAGGCTAGAGACTGGGTTGTTAAACAGTACTCTTGGCCTAATATTGCCAAAATCTGGGAAAATATTATTGACGAGACTCCTATCTTAGATCGTCGTCAAACTTGGGATGCCCCGCCCTATATTATTAAGAATTTGACTATGCCAAACCAACAGTTATCTAATATTGACTTTGTCAAATGGGCACTAATTGATGTGCTTCGCAAACCCCGTATGTTCCATGATGTTGGGGGACGATTCGCTCAGATTTTGGATCAGGGTTTTGAACCTCAGCAATTAGAAGATGGGCGAATGATGCATAAGCCATATAATCGTGAGAACTTTGTCCAATTCTTAGTGGGACAGATTAATCAACATAATATGTTAGAATCAATGCGTTGTGGACTTAATCAAACAACTTCGAAAGTGGTGAAGATTTAATGGGTAAAAGCATAACTTATATTGGACCATTCTATGATTCTACGGGTTACTGTGACGCTGCTAGTAAAACGACTTTATGTATTCAAAAAGCCGGATATGCTATACAAGCAAAAACAGTAAAACTTACTGGACAAAGAGTAGATGCTTATCCAGACATACAGAAATTAGAACTTGTCCGGCATAAGCCGGACATAGTCATTCAAAACTACCTTCCGCCTCTCATGGTTTACCACGCCGGAGCAAAGAACATTGGTTATTTCTTTTGTGAAACTTCCCATTTCCGCCCTTCAAATTGGCAATATAATCTTAATTTAATGGATGAAGTTTGGGTTTGCTGTGATCAAAACATAGAGGCGGCTCAGCGTTCGGGAGTGACTAAACCTATTAAGAAAGTCCCCATTCCCTACGTGAATCCGTATTCAGAAGTCGTAGATCGTATGGATTTTGGTTTTCCAGAGGATACCTTTGTATTCTTTAATGTCGGAGACTTTTCCTATCGCAAGAATATTATGGGGCTTGTTGAAGCATATTTCCTATCTTTCACCAAATATGACAAGGTGGCCCTTATTCTAAAGTGTTACTGCGATGGTCAGCCTACGGCAAAATCCGTGGAGATAATTAAACATGAGATTAATAATCTTAAACGCCAATTAAAGAAACATAATGTAGATATTTATCCTCCTGTTTATCTTGTTGCCGAATACTTAGACGAAGTGGAACTTCAGAAATTTCACAATGCCGGAGATTGTTTTATTTCTTTAGAACGCGGAGCGGCATGGAATCTCCCTTGCTATCAAGCAATGGGTGAGGGCAAGCCTGTTATAGTAGCAGGGGGTGGTGGGCAAACAGAATACCTTATAGGTGAAAAGGAAGGGGTAACACTATTAGATGGGGAAGTCGAATTTGTTAAGAATATGGCCCAGTGCCCCTATCCCGGTTTATATACTTGCCATGAGAAATGGTTTAATCCTTCAATTCAACATGCAGTATTTGCAATGCAAAGTGCGTATCGCACAGGTAAGGTTCGGTATAACCGGACAACTTGGTTGTCCAAATGGGATTTAGCGGGCTGTGCCTCTAAATTCAAGGAGGTTTTAGGTTGATTACCCGCGAATTATCAGTTATGAGGAGATTGTTGGATAATCCTCGTCGAAGGCTTAATATATTAACCCATGCTACACACGAAGGTTTTTCCGGTATGCTAGCAAGTATACCTCATAACTTTTACATGCTCTCAGGAGCGATCCAAGGAGGACCACCCTTCAAAAAGTGGGATTACCATACCCGCCCTATGCCCCCTAACCACTACATGTTTAATATTCCCGCAGAACATACCAAAGCGGATATAGAATTTGATCTTGTATTATGTCAAAATAGGTCAATGTATTATCCCTTCTTTTTTGCAGTAGCCGAAAAACTTAATATTCCCCTTATTGTTCTCGATCATACCGAACCACCGCCGGGGGCTAGTCAGCAGCAGTTGAATGGTATTAAACAATGGATTGGACATACTAACGTCTACATTACCGAACATAATAGAACAACTTGGGAAAATCCTAACGGCATCATAATTCCTCATGGAATTGACACCGAAGTGTTTAAGGGATATACAGGTGCCCTCCCAAGAGGCGTAACAATGGTAAATCAATTCCCAAGCCGCGATGTGTTCTGTGGGTGGGGTCTATACCAGAGCCTCTTAAAACAAATCCAATGCGATCTGGTGGGGGACAACCCCGGATTGTCAAAATCCATCAAAGACCCAGTTGAGATTGCAAGTACTTTAGGACAATATAGATATTATCTTAATACTTCCCAACTTAGCCCAGTCCCCCTATCGGTTCTTGAGGCAATGGCAATTGGTCTTCCTATAGTTACCACTGCAAAGCAGGAGTTGCCAAAAATTATTCGGAATGGATATAATGGGTACATTAGTAATGATCCAGAAGAACTTATTAAAGCTTGTCAGAAATTAGTAGCAGAACCAGAGTTGGCAAAAGAATTAGGGGCAAATGCCCGTAAAACAATAGAAGAGAAGTTCTCTTTACAGAACTTCGTGGAAAATTGGAATAATGTGTTCTATAATACCTTGGAGAAAATATGAAATTAAACTTTCAATGCGGGCAGGACTTTATAACTGGATGGAAAAACTATGATATGAATCCAGTGAATGCTGAAATTCAGCAGTTTGACTTTAGAAACTTTCAGCAATTAGGAATGAAGGATAATACAGTTGATGAAATTAGACTTAACACATCCTTAGAACTCGTCCACTTTTCCCAAATAGGAAACTTGTTCACTCAATTTTATAACGCCCTACAGGTCGGAGGTAGCCTCTACCTCCAAGGTATTCATGCTGAACAACTTGCCAACACTTTAGCCTATGGCAATATATCTATTGAAGAGTTCAATCAGGTAGTTTATGGACATCCCCAGTTGCCCCACCGATCCTTGTATACTTTAAACCTAATAGAAAATATTATGGGGCAGATAGGGTTTAAGATTAAGCAAAAGGGGATTATAGGGCAAGCCTTCTATATAAGGATTACGAAGTGATTACGTCGGTAATAACTAATTTTAATCAGGGTAAATTTATTGAATCTGCCCTTAATAGTTTACTTGGGCAAACCATGTTGCCTTCTGAGATTATAGTGGTAGACGATAAATCAACAGACAACTCAGTAGAATTAATAGAGAAATGTATAGGAAAATATACGGGGCCGATCCCGATTCATTTTGTTAAAAGGGAAACCAACGGTAAGCCGGGAGGGGCAAGGAACTCTGCTATCAAAATAGCCAAGGGCGATATTATTACCTTCCTTGATATTGATGATTACTATTACAAAGATAAGATTCAAAAATCAGTTGAGGTTCTTGAAAAGAATTCCGAAGTAGGATTAGTTTATTCCGATTATGATAAGACGGATTTACGTACTGGAAAGTCGATGCGTGAATTTAAACATCCTTATGATTTTGCCCTTCTTTGGCAAACTTGTATTGTGAGTACTAATTCCGTAATAAGGGCAGAAGTATTTAAAGAAGGTGTAGTCGGCCTATTTAATGAAAAATACCTAGTGGCTGAGGACTATGAAATGTGGCTTCGTATCGCCCGTAAATATATCCTTTGGCACATTCCAGAACCCTTATTTATGTATCGTCTGCACGGTGAAAATCTAACTATTAAGTATGGATATACAATGAATAAAGTAGTAGAAGAAATTAAAAGGAATTATATTAATGAGCATTCAACTTAATAGTGCAGCAGCCAAAGCCGCCAAACAATCCATCGTCCCTCTCTATAAATCACCCTTTCAATTTGGTATTTTCCTTAGTAAATTCAATCAGACCCAGATGGCTTTTGGCCTTTTGAAGAATTTAAACGAATTTTTTGGAAAACCCCAAAATATCGACATATACTTATATACGCTCGAACATTCTTTACCCATAATTGTACCCCCCACCAGTTTATTTCAACGTCCTCATTTGGATAATCATGAGGGGTATTTAGTAGTTACCGATTATACTACGTGGCAACAGGCAATAAAAATTGATGGTGCAAAGGTTTTATTTTATGTTTATGACCTAATGTATCTATCGCTCTTACCAGCGAATCTTTTAGAAGAGATTCGAGCCGCAGGAACAGTATGTTTCTCTCATACAACCGCCCATAATAATATCTTAGAGAAGATGTTTAGATTTAAAGTACCAAATAAGGTATGTCACACTTTTAATATTGAACAATTAATAGGAGTAGTACGTGAGCAAGACGCCAGAAGCAACTGAAAGTTTAACACATCGTAGATTTAATGATCCCGAATGGACTGATTGGGTTTTGGATCAATTATGGGAGAATGAGTTTGTTGTCAAAGATGATGGCAAGCGTTATCCAAAGGCCGATGGATTACGTCGAGTGTTTCATAATGTAGTTGGCCCTATTATTTCTATGACTCGTAGTGTTGCTCAAGCACCAGCAGCGAGTATGGAAAATGATTATTCGGGTATAGCTACGATTAGAGTTTCTATTACTTATAGTTGCCCTGAAATTGCCGCAGGTATCTGTGTTTATGACGAAGTGGCCGATTGCTACGATGGAAATACAATCCGCCCATATTCATTACATCCGTCTGCAACAGCATCTACAATGGCTGAAGGACGTGCTTTGCGAAAGATTATGAACCTAAAGGTTCTTACGATTGAAGAAATGTCTGCTCCACCCGGAGCAAATAAGCAAAGAGATTCTGCTCCTCCAATTAAGGAACATCAAAAGAATACTATTAAGACAATTTGTAAAAATATAGAAATTGATCCTGTTAAAGCAATTAAATATATTATAGGAAAAGATGTTAAAGATCTTAATATTGAAGACGGTGCCCAAATTATTGGGGCACTTAGCGATTGGCAAATTAGTAAAAATGGGAAGTTTAATATCCCAGCAGATTTCAAATAAGGAGTTAGTATGGCTAGTAAGTTAAGTTATTCAGTTTGGCGTCCAAATAAGTCTGGTAATGGTTTTGCAGCAACCTTTGATTATAGTGATAAGAATCGCTGCTGGTTTGCTGCTGTTGCCCCTCAAAGCGGTGATGGAGAACGAAGTTTTGATTTTAATAAGAAGATTACGGCAAAACTTGGTTTAAGCGATATCGGGGCGATGCTTAGTGTTCTTTTGGGTCGAACCCAAACGGTAGGGGAAAAGGGTTTATTCCATACCTCGAATAAGGATTCTAAGGATAGCACCATTATTAATTTACAGGCAAACGAAAATGGTGGCTTCGCCTTTGGTTTAAGTCAAAAGAAGGGTACTGTTTCTTCAAGAGGTGGAGTTAATCTCTTTCTAGGAGATGCCGTTGTTCTTGCGGAACTATTTCGGCAAACAATTGTATCTATGTGTACCGAAGAGTACACGCCGGGCGGGGCAGGAAATAATAAACAAAGTGATTAAAATAAAGGGGCCAAACGGCCCCTTATTTATTTTGAGGTCTTACTACGGCAATCCATCCTGTTATATTATGGCCGCTATCAAACGTTGGTTGAGCTTCAACGTTGATTTGAACAATTTGTCCGTTGGAGTGGAGCCAACCGTAGGAACATATAAAATTTCGTTTTTCCTTAACGGCTGTGTCCCATTCATCAATAACTCGCTCTCTATCTTCGTGGGCGACAACATTAACCCAGTTTCTTCCGAGGAAATCTTCTGATGATCTATTGAGTAATTGGCAAGCGGCTGAATTGACATAAATACATTCACCTTCTACGTTACTTTGCCATTCCGCAATTTCTAACGCCGCAATTAAACTTTTGCTGCGTGCTTCTGCTTTGGCAAGTCTATAATCTATATTCACTATTTTATCATAAAGACTCTTTCCGCCGTTAGGACCAAGTAAATATAATATTTGTTCAATCTTGTTGATATTGTTAAGTACTTTAGTTAAAGGTTTGATAACTTTAGATTTAAAAAATAAAACAACAGATACAAGTGTTAAAATGCCCGTACCAATCTTTACAATCAAATCAAAATGACTTATAAGTATATCTAGCATAATTACGCACCACAGTAATATATACTATATACACAATTAAAATTTATTTAAGATTATGTTCGAATAATAGTAGAATATTTAATTCTAAACTCTTCAAATTGTAATCGCGTATTATACTTTTGCCCGTATTCAGAATGAAATTTTTTATGACACCCAAAACACAAAGTGATACCATTATTTAAATCATATCTTAGATGTAAATTACAATGAAAAGATTCTAGATGATGAGCAACAATTCTTTGTTTAGATTCACAAATAACACAAGTTCTTTTGTCTCTATCTTTTACACCTGTTTTCCAATCAAATTCTTTTTGACAAAATTTGCGTTCTCGTTTTTTCTCACCAAGTTTACCATATTTCAATCTATTACTGTTAGACAATTCTAATAAACAGCCACAACTTAAAACCCTATGGTGTTTTAATAAAGAACCTCGTCCTACCCAAGAATTACCGCAATCACATTTGGCTTCCCATAATCGAGTACCACCTTTGTGATTGGGGGCGGGTTTCAAAGCAATCAATTTGCCAGAACGTATACCTTTTAAATCATTCCTTAAATACCGACAATCACCAAAACCACAAGAGGTTGTTAATCCTTGTCGTAACGAATTTTGTTTCACACTAGTTATTTTACCACATTCGCACCAACATAACCACTTTCTATCCAAATCTGTCTTAAAATCTTCAAAAATCACTAAAAGTTTTCCAAATCTTTGTCCTAATAAATTAATTTTTTTATGTTCGGGCCATCCCATATTATTTACCTTCTATAGTTAAATGAGTCCATTTGTCACATTTTCCTGTTTGAGTTTTACAAATTAACAAACAATTACAAGGAGCGTTGTTTTTATTAGGATCGGGCCTACTACATTGCGAAGCACTAGTCATCTTCCCATCTTTCTTGGTAGAAAATTCACAATTACGACAAATATCCCTATTCTTTTTAATATCCTCATCGCTATAAGATTTATCTCCGGTAATGCATTTAGCGATACCCATCGCCCCCTCTTTTAACCATTCCACCTTATTAGGTTGTTGTTTAAATGCTTCTAAAAGATTATGAGCAACATGTTTCGCTCCACCCTGAAACATTGGTGTTGGTTGCCCTTTATTACAATTACATCCCATTATTAACTCCTTAAGTACATCCAGTTGATCCTAAAAAGCGTGAATCACTAGCTCCTATACCTGAAGCATACCCAATTTGAGGATAACCACAACTAAAAGTTGCTACACTATTTTCCCAATTTTTAATATAAGTGTATGTTTTTCCATTAGTTGGAATACTAGTAGGACATTCTCCCCAGATTGGCTTATTATTATTAGTGGTTATAGTAGAATTACAACTGCCAGTCCAATTATATGGAGCAAGAGTACACGCATTAAAACTTACTACTCCACTGGATACACGACTTTCTACATAATTACTAGAACCATATCCACATAAATCTAAAGAAGTATTAAAAGTATAACTTCCAAAACCACCGCATTCTTCTCCGTAATTGACACTTCGAGGTTCACATGTTGCTCCGTCTCCATCACATCCAAAATTACAAGCCCCAAGACTAAATGTGCCAGTAGGAACACTAGGTGTTGAAGGAAAATTTTGACAACTAAAACAGTAAGTGTTATTAGTGGGCGATCCGGCATCGATCCAAACTCCAGATGTACAAAATGTCCCACCGCAAGCAGAACTAACAGTATTGTTTTCTGTAAAACAAACCCCCGTTCCACCATTTATAGTACATCCACAGGTAGTAGATATTCGTGTTAAACTTACATTTAAGGAGTGAGAATTATTACCATTCCAACATAAACCTGCTGAATTACAACAGCTAAAACTTCCTCCGCAAACACCGGGTGGTAAACCGCATTGTCCAATATTGATAAAATCATATAATCCAATAGTATTGCTAGTATCCCACCCACATTTTTGTCTAGTGCTTGTATTTGATTCTGAAAGCGAATAAGTAAGAGTTTGTGTAAATGGATGATGTACTCTCGAACTCAAACAACAAGTTCCCGCATTTTCTTCTGCTGTAAAACCACATTCACAACAAGCAGTACCGCAATCAATGTCTATCCTGCTACACACGCTACCATTTGTACAAACTCCACTTGCTCTTAATGGAGAAATAACTGGTCTAAATAAAGCTTTTAAAGTAATACCAGTGGGTAAATAATCATAATATTCTGGATAAACTAATCCTAAATTTTCAATACGATCCCAATTATCGCACCGTGGACAAGAATTATAAGTAATACTACTACAATTAACACCGTCTGGTGCAGTTTTACATCCTCCCGGTAAACCAAAATAGGCAGAACCTCCGGGTATTTCTAATATATTAGCAATAGTTCCCGCCATAATATCTTCGGGAATAAAATTCCACGGATGTGTTGAACAAAAAACACCTAAACCTCTTTGGGCTATATATGAAGAAACGGGCCGAGTTCTTGGAATATTTTCTTCTTTAATTTTTGGTGATGCAGGATCTAAATATTGACACCATCCGTATTGATTAGAAATTAATGGATTACCCGGATTGCAAAATTCCGTATATCCCGGTAAACCTACATCTTGCCCATATTGAAATAATGGTCCAGCATCAGGATTATTAATATCTACGATCATAAAGGGAACCTTTACAAGCATTGGTATATCACAATCTGGATGTAAGTTACTTTCACAAATATATAGAATAGGTTGATTAATAACAAAATCGGCTGCGGGAGTATAAAAATCTTTCCAATAATTATTATTTAATAAAGAATTTCCTTCTTGATTAAAAGGGTGTGGATAATTTGAACCAACTCCATTTTTACACCGATATACAGTAGAACAAGGGCATCGTTGACATGCATAGTACCAAGTAGTTTTACATACAAAACTAGAACAGCCATATGAAATTAACCAACCATTATCTACTACTTTTTCACCACCGCAATTTAATAGAGAATCAGCACCTAAAGTACGACTACCAGCGGGAACACAGTGGGTTAATTTGGGATCATTAAAAATTACGTCATCTGTAGTCCAATTACATCGTCTACGAATAAAAGATTGTAAATCAACAGAACCATTTAATAAACTTAAAGGTCGATCAAAATTAATCAGAGGTTCTTTATAGGAATAATTAAAGCGAGTAGGGGCGACCGTGGAATATTCATATGATCCCCCATTAATACTCGTTTGATCATCTAACCATACCTCATGAAATAAATCTGATCCGGTGGTAGCAATAAAAGGATTAAACGTAGAACTATTTAAAGGATTAGTGAACAAAACTCCAGTAATAACCAGAACCCCCTTTGTCAGTATTAATAAATCCAGTAGATAATAGACCAGTACCATTAATAATACCACTCGCAATATATGTAAATAATTTATTTTGTACATTAATATCAAAATATGAATAATTTAATGGAATATTGGGGTCTTTACTAATATTTACAATATTTTTAGTACATCCTTGTATAGCGGTAAACCACATATTATTATTACGAGAATAATAATAAGTTCCATAAGGTTCTACGTGAGGTAATTTAGAATCAAAAATACGGCAAATAGGAGGGGTGTGGGCGGCTATAGTAGTAGATGGATTATTGGCATAAATATCAATAAATGGTGAATCTGGATTATCGGGACTGGATTTAAATAAAGAATTATATGGTTTGGGGCCAACAATAATATCTGCTCCACTCCATAAACCACTATCTGCAATAGGACCATCAGTAGAACTAAAATATCCACCAGCTACTTGTTCAAAAAGTTCTGAAGAAACATTAATAATTTTAGAAGCTGGAACCGATCCGGCATCAATACTACCTAAAGCAAAAGCAAAAATATTGCAACCATAATTTTTAACTGTTAAATTATTAACAGCGTTAACAAAATCTCCAACTGTTTTACCTGAACAATTATAAATAACCGTAAAACAATCACAACCTGTACCTAAAGGTCCATAATATCCACTAACAAAAGGTGTCAAAGTAGAAGGATCAATTTCAATATAAAATGATAAATCATCAAATGCCGCAGTACCTACATAAAAAGGTACGGGGCGGCGAACACAAAAATTAATCTCAATTTCCTTAGTTTCTAACCATGTGCCTTTTGTTTTAATAGTACCCTGTGGTTTATAATCAAAACCAATACGCTCTGATGCATAGGAGCCGGGTCGATTTAAAGACAACCAACTCTGCCCACCCGCTGGATTTAAAGCATCATTAAATGGGAATTCATATGCTTTATGAACATCACTTTCAATATTATTATAATATGATCCAAATGGTCCCCAAGGAATATTTTGATGAAATTGAGGAATAAATAATTCTGTAATACAACTACATGGAACTCCACTGTTATAACAAGTATTACCAGAACCAAAATTACAATCTGGTAATGCGTATAATTTTCTATCAGTATGATAATCGTATTCTAATCTACCTTCTTGACCAAAGACAAAATAATTAGGAGACAAAGAATAACATTGTTGTCCTAAAAGAAAAACTCTATCTAAATTTGCCCAAGGAATATTAGCAATTGGTGTCCCACCCGGACCAATATAAGCATAACCAGAAACTACAGACGGACCCAAACTTTCCCATCCAATTGTAGCATTTGGTCCTAATTTAGCTCCTCTTTGTGGACAACATTGTAAAGAGGAATCAAAAAAAGCTGGTCCGCCCGGCCAATCTAAATCTTCATAAGGACAATCATTACCTGTACCTTTAACTGTATAATTACTATGAAAACCTAAATAAGTTTCACCTGTATCATAAATACCATATTTTCCAGAAGCAAATGATATATTTGAAATAGAAGCCGGAACTAAAGATTGTTCATAAGGAATAATATATGGTTGCTTAATTCCACATAAATCTCCACCAAAAGTAATATCAAAAACTAAATTAGTACTTGTATTACCTATATAGGTATTATGTGTAACGGTTATACCACTTCCAATCCCAGAAATAAGAGCATTTCTTATATTATTAGCAAAAAGACTTGGAGTACTATTATAATTAGCATAGGGTGTTATAGTATTATTAAAAGAAAAATTTATTCTACTATTTCTAGATCCTAGCGTTTTAGTAGAAGCAGTTGTAAAAGTAAGAACGCCAGTTGAAACCAGTGTCGCGGCATTTTCTCCATCATAACTAAAAGTGTTTGGTACCGACCAATTAAAAGATGGAAAATTATTAACAAATAATTGAAGTTGATTAGATGTTTTACCAATTAAATTAAAACCACTAGAACCCACTGTTGGTTCAGTAATTGTTAATGTGGTATCATCGATGGTAATTTCTGCTGGAAAATTACTGCCGCCATAAGAAAAAGAAATTAAATTAGCAATTTTAGTAGTTGTTAAACCACTTGTTGTTATTCTTAATTGTTGACACTCACATACATTATTAGCAGTTCCATCGCATCTAGATTCAGAATTAACATATTTTCTATTTTTTAATTGATCCTGATCCCAATCGGCACATAAGGCTGTTTTGTAATCCAATGACATGTCACAGGGCACAGCTTCCCAAAATAAACCACCTTCATCACAACAACACTCGTTAAGTTTGTTATTAGATGTTAAAAGTAAATGATTGGAATAATATAAATAACCTGACATTTTAATCCATATTAGCTGAAAGATATGGTCCCAAAGTGGTTACTGAAGCTGCTTGAATAGTGCCACTCCATCCAGCAATATTACCAGAAAATCTTGGAGCAGAAGCTTGAATTTGTATAAATCCCCTACCATTATCTACCGCACTTATTTGTCTTACGTTGGGTTGAGTAGTTGCCATATTTACTCTGTAACCAGCCCATAAATAAATTCCAGAAGATACAAGATAACCCGAATTATTTACAAAACCAGTTATATTTTTGCAAACTTTTGGCGACCCACCCTCCATATTAGTAATTGCATCACTATATACGAGTTTAGTAAAAATTAAACCAGAACTACAAGGGGGCAACGAAGTAGAAAATAAACCCACCTCTGCTGTTTGGGTTCCTCTTCCAGAAGTATTTATTGTAAAATTAACATTCATAATTCTTTTTTCTTCGGGCGTTCTACCTAAAAATACAAAGTAAGCCTGATTGCTTGTAGTAACAGCATTAGCAAATGCAGTAAAAGGACTACTGAAACATCTTTTATATTGTTCTAGTCCTTTTAATAATCGCGTATTTGTATTTACGATTTTATCATTTAATTGAGTTTGAATGTTAGAACTAGTTCCACTTAGATTTTGAAATGTATTATTATCTATAGAACCATCAGCTAAATAAGAAGCGTCAATTTGAAAGGTAATATCACCACTATTTAATAAGCGAGGTGTAACATCTGCTCCACTCGTAGACTGAAACCAAAAACCAGACGACGTATTTATAATACCACTTAAAGCATTAAGTTGGATATTGGATTCAATAATATCAAAAGTAGGATTGCCAGAAACACCGTTATTATTAACGATCTCAATTTTATTAGAATTGGCAACTAAAGTGCGACCTAGATAATTACCTGTTGAACTAATATAAGTAAATAAACCCGGATTACCCGTATAACTCGCTAAATTACCATCGCCACCGCCCGGCCCTCCTCCAATACTATTAATCTGAGTTTGGATATCTGACGTTACATTTTTAAGATAATCTAATTTAGAAAAATCAACAGTACCACTACCCAACAAAATAGGGTCAATACCACTAGCTAAATTCTGAGAAGTAATTTTTGTTAAACCCATAATCCCAAACCTTATGTCCTTATAAGACTATACACTTTTTAACTAAAAGCACCAGCCCCCATAGTAGAATCTATACCTTGATATGTAATTAAAATATTATCTAAAGCGGCAGGTATATTACCAGAATTAAAATAAATACCTGAACCACTTAAAGTATAATCGTAACCAGAACCCTGACGTTGTAACAAACCATTTTTAAATAGCATAACAGAATTAGAATTGATTGGAGCGGTTGGCATAATAAAACCGCTATTACTACCATTTTGCACACCGCTCAGAGAACGATTCCAGTAAATAACAGGAATTTGATTATAAGAAGGTATATTACCACTAGCTGGTAGATATACAGTATTATTACCTGATGTTGTGGAAACCGGCAACACATTTATTCGTGATCCAGAAACTCCTAGGAAGATGCTACCACTTATACCAAATCCAGCAATTCCAGAGCCAATTAAATTAAGACATTCTAAAGAATATGGTTGATTAACACCGGGACGAATAGTAAGAGCAGAAGTTGTTGAGGTATTTGTAGCATTAAATATTTTAGCATGATCTACAATTTCAATTCCACTTACAGCAAATAAAGTATTTAAACGACCAGAAGTAGCAACAGCTAAACAACCGCTCGTAAAAGAAAAACCAAAATTTGTGTCTCCAAAATTAACCGGAGGATTTGTAATAATACCAGTTGGTACTCTAATACCAAGAGTAAAATTTTTAATACCACTGATAGATTGAGAAGTAGATAAATCAACAAAATTTTGAGTGGAACTACCAGTACCACCCTGTCCAACACTTAAAGGCGTAGTTAAACCATTAAGAGAAGTAATATTACTATTAGCTCCTGCTGAAACAAATGCAACACCCGTTGAAAGTTGAATCAAAATACCTGTATTAACTATGGTGATAGAAATACCAGATCCATTAATAAATGGTTTTGAATCAATAGTAGTGCCGGAACCAATAATAACAGAATTAGCATTGTATACTCCTTTGGTTGTTCCACCAAATTGAGTTTGAATCTTATAATTCTTTAAAGCTGCAAAAAGACCTGTTCCTGTTAAAATTTTAGATGAATTCCAAGGTTCTCCATCAGAACTTCCACCATATAAATAATCACTAGTTAAAGCAAAACTAGAAGTGCCGGTGGCATCACAAGATTGCGTAGCAGGAATCTCATACAATAAAGCACCAAAACCGGGAATACCATTCGTAATGGTGTGAAGAATAAAACAATAGTCTCCAGAAATATAAGGATAGACCTTATATGTATTATTACGAGGTTTTTGTCCTACGTGCATAATACCTGTTAAAGTAAGTTGACTTGCCAATCCATCATTTATTCTTACATCATATCTAATATTTTCAGCAAATACGGGCACAGTAGGATTAATTACGCCCGTAACATTTGATTGTAAAACTCTTGCTGAATAAACACTATTAGGTGCTGTCCAAACCCCCCGACCATGATCCCAGCGTAAATCTAGGGGACCAGCCTTCCAAAAAGGATAAGGCACTTCATTTAATCGAATACCACTACTACCATATTCTTTTTTGAAATATATTGAAGGTATAGTTGCATTAGAATTATAGATACCACTTATATCCCAACCTACATCATAGTTGGGTGCCGGATATCCAAAAATATCATAACCGGGTCCAACCATATGTAATGGATTCTTAAATCCATAAGTTCTTACTGAACTTGGATCGGGGGTAGCTGTAAATAAATTATCGGGTAATCCAGTGCCCCAAATTAAACCTTCGCCGATTGTGTTAACACCAAATGGATTTAAACCAGTTGATGTAGCTCCATGCACTAAACCAGAACTACTAATTAATGGATATTGATAACGAGGAACACCACTTAAATTAAATTGCGTTGTAAAAGGTTTAAAATATCCATCTGTTCTAATACCATAACTATAAATATAACCGCTTGGCGTCCCAAGGCGTTTTTCAAATCCTTTACGATCTGTAGACTGTGTTTTAGGATTATATGTCATGGTATAGGATTTCTATTTGGTTCATAAATACCGCTAATAGAAGGAATTACTATTCCTCCAATATAACTTCCTTCTCTTGATGCTTCTTCATAAAGTTTTTGTATCCGTTCTGGAGTAATCGCTTTTTCAATCGGAGGAATTCCCTGTAATTTTTCAATTTCTTTTCCTTGTCTAGCAAAACCTGTATAAATATTAGTAATTTTATCAAATAAAACTTTAGATAATTTATTAGCAGGAACCGCAAAAGTTCTTATAGAATAATTAGTAGAAAATCCATCCGGACCAAATTGACAAGAAGCAGAAGTAATCTGTGAACTTGTTGCTACTGAATCTGCTAAATTAAATGGTGGTAAACCTGCAATATTTAAATCGGCACTATCTATTACCGTAGAATCAGCTATTGATCTATTCACTAAAGTAGTACCCGCAGTATTAAAACCAGATACTCCACCGTAAGTCCAAGGTGCTAAAGAACTATCTTGAATAATACGTATCCCACCACAACGAATACCAGATGCTATAAAACCACCAAAATTCTTTTCGGTTCGTCTTAAAGCAATAAAAAAACCATATATATCAGAAGAATACGGAGGAGCAAAAAGTCTGGGGCTAGCTAAACCATATTTTAGATTTTCATCTATGTTTTGTAACATATTGTAATCTTTAATATTTTGATTAGTAAAACCAGCATATTTTAAAAAGTCATAGTAATATTTATTTCCTTTATAAATAGTTCCTGATGTTACTCCTTCAATTGGAAAAGATAGATTGGCAATAAATTGCGTAGGATTTTTATCATATTTTTCCAAACTTACTGGAACAACTAATTTACTATTTTGTTCAACTAAGAAATTTTCTCGTTCATAATTACTAAGATCAACTGGATACGGAAAATTAGTATTATCAACTTGTGTTCTAAAATTAGGAATACTTAAAAAACTCTTAATTTTACCAACTTCGTCTCTAAAAACAGGATTGTTAGTAGAAGATAACACAGCGTGATTAAGAGTAACACCACTAGGTAAAGAACGTCCCGGTTCAGACCAAGCAGAATCCGATGCTTCAAATTCTAAACGCGGCACTAATTCAGAAGAATCATAATCACCATTGTTATACCATGTTGAACTATCTACAGTTAATAACCAACTTTTGCCCCAATATTGCTCCGCAGTACGTCTAGTAGCATCATAAACAGCCCTTACTACTTCTTCTCGTAAAGGATCTCTATCAGTAATTTGATAACCTAAAACGGTCATTGCTATAGAATTTCTAATACCAGAATTAGTAACGGCAAAATCATTAGCCCTTAGGAATCTTTCTCTTTGCATTCCAAGGCCGCTGGCAAAAACTGGTTGTTCACTGGTTAAAACTTCTTCCCACGATTCTTGATTAAATAAAGCCGCCCTCATCACATTACTACTAGCATAGTAGCCAGAAACAGTAATAGTTGTTGCTGCTTTAATTAGTCGAGGAGGGTAAACTCCCTGAGGGGTTTTAGAAATAGTTACAGTTGGTAAGGATATAGTACTATTAATCCATTGACTACCTGATCCTGTAATATGATCTAATAAAATAACCCCGGATAAAAAACTTGTTGATTTAGTAATAGCAGTGCCATCTGAAGTTTTACCCCAATAACATTGTATATCGGTACTTTGAGGAAAACCCCAATATTCTACAGACGGACCTAAAGCTATAGATGTAGTAGGATCTGTACGTAATTCTTGTCCTCTTTTATATGAAGTTAACACTCCGCTATTTCTAGCATTAACAACAAATCCAGAAATTTCACTCGGATCACTCAGTGTGTTTCGATAAATATGTTTAATATATAAAGTATTAAGAGTGCCAGTTGGATTAAAATTTGTGTAATCTACTTCGGCATAATAATCCATACCAAAATCTTGACTTACTTGTTGTAATAATTGTTCTAAACTTATTTCTGACGCATTTATTCTATACCAATATGGTATTCCCGATGGATTTACAGAACCGCTTGAATCCATAAAACCGCTAGAAAATTGTAATAAAAATTTATTACCATAAGCATTAATAATACCTGTTGTAGATAAAAAATTACGAATTTTAGAAAAAGTCATCCCATCTTTAGTACAATCAGCCTCTTGGGGACTGCCATAATATCTAAAAACATTAAAATAATTGTCTAAAGCTATTCCTGTAGACAATCCTTGACCGTTTAAATTTAAAGGTATATTACCAAATAAGAATCTTGGGTCGGCGGCCCTTACAGAATATGTTTTACCATTTTGTCCAAAATTTTCTGTCCAACCCTGAATAATTCCGCCAAACTTTAAACTACCTAACGTAAAAGATAATAATTTACCCGGATATGCAGAATTAAAATCAAAAGCTTGATCGTTTTCAGTAACTAAATCAAATTCAAAAGTAGTTGGGCTACTATTTAAGCCTAAAGTAGCAGATAATCTTTGAAGATATCCACTTAAAAGAATAGTGGGAGAAGTAATATTTTGTTGAAACATTAAGCACCTACGCCTGTGGCAACAATATTAAGATTTGTGGTAAAAAGTCCATTTTTCCAATCCCAATTTTCAGTTTTGCCCACAATAAACCATCCGCTATTATATACCCCTAAGTCAGCAACACCACTTGCAACATATCCAGAAGCAATGGCTCTAGGAGTATTTCTATCGGTAAATGCCCAATAGCCTCCGGCTTTGGGGTACATGGTAAGGGTAACATTAAGAGTTCTACGATATTCAGTTTTTGTTCCAATATTTTGAATAATGGGACCAGAAGAACGCCCCGGAATGATTTGTATAGCAATAACATCTTGTGGATAAGTTTCATCAATAGTCATGTCAGCAACAGCTACCTGAGAATTTATAGGTGCTAATGTATTATTAAATGTGTAACTATATCCGATAGATCCGCCCGGACGATTTACGGTAACATTTTTACTTACAACTCTACTATTTAAATTAGGCGTTGTCCCACCCAATTTTGAATATTCACCACTTGCTCTTGCAAAAAGCAAACCCTGAATAGTATTCCATCCAGTTTCCGCATTAGAAAATCGAGTATTAGGATTATCATTACTAGCAACTCCTTGTATAGTACCATTCACAGTAACCGTGCAACCATATCCAGCCGTAGTTGATGTATTATTTTGAGAAGATAAATCAACTGTATAATTATCTAAATAACTTCCATCAACAGAACCAGTCGTAAGGAAATTGTAGCCAAAAGAGTAGTTAATACTACCTAAAGGTTTATTATAGGAGATAGATTTATTAATGGGCACACTGCTATAATTACCACTGCTGTTTGTAGAACCAAAAAGGGTGCCGCCATAGGCAAAGGCTAAATCCCTAAACAAGGGTTGTAATATCTGATAGCCACTAACAGCGTTGGCAAAACGCTCATTATTCATTTGATAAAAACTATCGTCTGTTATTCCTTGAATTGTTCCATTAATAGTAACGATGGGAACATCGTTACCAAAAGTAAAGGAAACATCATAATTATGACGGTAAATACTACCACTCATATTTACAAAGTTCATAGAATAATCAATTGTACCTAAATTTTGATTTTCTGTATAATTTGTAGTAACAGGACTACCATATGCTCCAACTTGGGCAGCCAGTAAACCGCTTCGTAAATTCCAATAGGTTTGGGCAGCGATTAGTTTATTAGCAGGGATATTATCTGGGTCTAATCCTTGAATGTTACCATTAGCAGTAATTCTTTCTATCGTTGGCCCATTATCTTCATCTAATGGATATTCAGTGGTTTTTTGCACATTTACTTGTTCAATATAAGTACGATTACTCATTATAAAACGTTGAGCAATTGAATATGATCCGCCCACTTTGTCTATAGCTTCCTCAGTAATTAAATTATACTTACCAGTGGGGCTAACTCCAGTGGGGAGATTAAAATAGTTAATTTCCATTCCTACGGAGTTAATACGCCCACTAACCCAAACCTTGGCGTTTCGCCATGCTTCTTGTCCTAAAATCGCCCCACTGACATAGTTGGTAAAACCTACAGCAGAGACATTACGAGACACTTCTATAATGTCTGAACCATCATCTCTTTCTTTAATATTCCAAGTGTCAGAAACGCTACTTAAAAATAGACCGGAAGCCGAGAGGGGAATTATATCCTCGTAGGGCACAGTGCCGCTACGATTAAATGTCTTAGCTTCTAATTCTATAGAGTATTTAGAGAGGGTTGTCCAAGTACCCGGCTCAAAAGAAATACTACGCAATATAGGATAAGTTTCTACGCGGGTAAGCCCACTTGGAAAATAAGATAGTTTGAACCCCGGAGTTGTTAGGGCCTCTCGCAATAATTCTTGTTTTGCAAGCAAAGCATCATGTTGTTCAAGATCAGTATTAAATACTTCATTAGCAGGATCAGCAACACCAGTGGCAAAACCTGTTGAAGTTGGCGAACCCCGTTCTGGCAATAAAGTACCCTGTAAACTTATTCTGTAGTTTGAGTTTAAAGGTCGTCCATCAGGTGTAAAATTACATTCTTTATTAAAACTAATAAAGGGAGCAGGTATAAGTTTTTTATTATCAATTAAAATCAAGTTGTGGTTCCTATAGAAGCTAAAATCTTACTGGAAACTTCTGGGTCAGATCTAAAAACTTCTGCTAGTTTTGCGGAAATATTTTTTAAAATACTAGCTTGTAAAGTTGGTCCAACCATTGCTAAAACATCAGGAGCCGCAAGTGCTACATTAACTTGTACCGGAGCAATCTCTAAAGAATTAGATTTCTCAGCCAAAGATTCTAATTTACTTACAATATTATTCCCAATATCAACTAATGTTGAAGAATTATCTGAAATCATGCTCAATTTATTTAAAGATTCATTTCCTCCATCAAAAGATTGATCCATAAATACTTTTTGTGGTTTATCAGTAAATAATTGATCTAAAATCTTTCTAATATCAGTTAGTGGTTCTAATTGAGTATCAATTGATCGTAATAAAGGAATTTGTTCCTGATAAAATTCTTGTTCTAAAGGAATTAGAGAAGCTTGGGCTTTAAGAAGATTAATTTGATCATTGCGTAATTGTTTTTCTAAATTGGCTGAATCTTGAGCTTGTTGCTTTAAATCGGCCAATTGTTGTGCGACATTACCCCTTTCATCTTTACCAGTAAAAGCTGATTTGAGGCGAGCCACCGTTTCAATACCAATTTTTTCTTGAATATTACCTAATAAAGCCGAACCAGTAATACCATTACCTAATTCAACATTACCAATAAGATTTAAACCCTGTTGAACTTGATCAAATTCTTTGCGATTTAATTTATTCAAAGCCCCTGTTGGATTTTGCAAACCATCTAAAGCCGCAAATTTATTAATTGATTTAAATATATTTTTAATATCTTTGTCTGCTAAACCAGAAATAGTTTGACCCGCACTACGTAAGTCATTTCGTAAAGTAGTAAAAGCTTCTTTTAAAATATCAGTTGCTTGAGCCGCACTAGCAATACGAGTATCAAATTCTGCTAATCTCTGATTAGCCTCTTGTTGTTTATTGACAAATTCAATATTAGCTTGGTTTGCACTTTCTGCAAATCCTTTTTTAGCTTCAAAAGATATATCACTTCCTTGGCCTAATCTATTAAATTTAACTTCTCTATTACGAACTTTAGCTGAATTTTGTAAATCATTAATAAATGAATTGTTTGAATCAAAAGATGTAGTCTGAGCAGCTTGAGTTAAAGTCCGAGCATTTGCTACCCCAGAACGTAAAACTCCAACATTAGCAAAAAATTGTGTATTTTGAGCGTTTCTAAGTGCCCCAGAATTTTGCAAACTCTTAATTCTAGCGTTTAAATCAAATAATGCTTGATTAGATTGACGTGCAGCACTTGCTAAATCATTTTCAAGTTTTAATTTTTGATTTTCAACTTCAATACTATTAAGAACAGCTTGACGTGCTTTTTCTTGAATAGCAATTAATTCAGACTGATTATCTTTGAGGAAGGAAGTAATATCATTAGATTTAAATAAATCAGTAAATAAATCAGTAAAACTCTTCCCACTAACAATTTTTAGAGTTTCAAAAACATCTTGAAATTGATTACTAAATTCAGTACGAATTTTATTATCATTAAATAACTCGCCAACGACTTCCGCAAAAGATTTTTCTCCAATAACGGTATTGCTAGGCACTACTTCATTAGTTCCAGTGCGATTTAAAGTAAATTGTCTAAAAATACCTCGAATATTATCTTTAGATAAAAAGGTTGCCAAATTTTGAGCGGTATTTGTTAGTTCAGCATTAAAACGATTAAACGAATCAAGTCCTGCGGACTTGAAGAAAGAGGAAGAATTAGTGGGCACTTTGACTTGTGCTTGAGCATTAATATCAGAACTAAATCCAGCTAATCTATCTAGATTCTTACTAATACTGTTCGTTATTTTTTCAAAACTATTATTAACTTTAAGAATTAAATTCTTAAAAGGATCTTCTAACGAATTAAAAATTTCATCAATAAATTTTTTGATTTCTGAAGTTGTTATATTTAATTTAGCTAATATTGTATTAATTGTTCCTTCTACATCTTTAGCATTTTTAACAATAGATAAAGATCCAATTTGTTTTTTCAAATCTTCTACTGCTGATTTTTGAATCAAGGCAGCATTGGCATTTGGACCTAAATTTTTAACAGCTTTATCAATAGCATTATTTCGAATAAGACGTAACGTATTATTAAAAGTATCAATTAATTTGATATCTAAAATACTAGAAGGTTTATCCCCGTTAGGTAAATTGCCACTTAACAAGTTACTAAAACTTTCTGGTCTATTAATAGGAGAACGATCAAAAAATACACTTGATGCTTTACGAATTAATCGAGGAGTATTGTCAAAAAACTCTTGAATTCCTGATTTTGAGGGATTTAATAATTGATTACCAGCAAGTTCCAATTTTGCCAAAGGATCTTTAGCTCTATCCAAATTGATAGAAATCAAATTTTGGGTATTTTCTTTGATAGCACTAGTTAAACTTAAAATAGTAGCAGTTAAACCACCAACAATAGCACCGGGCACACCAAATAAACTACCTCCTAAAACTGCTCCTCCTACTCCAGAAGTAATAGCACTACCAACATTTGTTGTTTTTAAATTATTGGTGATATTTTTTTCAGGAATAATATTTGATAAAGAACTAGAAATTGCTGTAGCACCACCAACAATTAATGGTAAAGAATCAATTAAATTTTCTTTAGAGAGTAAAGATCGTTTATTAGTAGCATCTTTTTTACCAAATACTTGAGTTAAACCGCTTCGAAAATTAGATGTAAATTTAGGTAAAACACTAGCTGATACAATACCAACAAATAAGGGGGCCAATGGAACTAAAATCTTACTTAGTCTTGTAAATTCAATAGCAAGATTAGCTACATCTTTAATAAGAGATTTTATAGAATCTGTTTGAAAAAATTCAATAACAAAGTCGGATACAGATTCTTTGAGTCTATTAAATGAAATACCTACATCGTCAATACGTTTAACAATACTTTTATCAAAAGAACCATTAATAGATTCTAAAGTTTTATCAATATCACTTTTTCCACCACCTAAAGTTTTTTGACGCTGTTTTTCTAGTTCTCGTAGGGTAGCAATTAATCGTGATACCTGACGATCACCTGTTAATTGTTGAGCAATATTATTAATCTGTTTAGAATTAAAACGAGAATCAATAGAAAATAATATTTTAGATAATTGTCTAAATTGATCAACTACTCCTTTATCTACATCGACACCTAAACTACTAAGTAATTTTTGTGAACGAGGATTAAGTAATTGGGTGACACCACTCTTAAAAAACGTACCTAAAGTTTCAGCAGTTTCACGGGTTGAAGAACGTAGTAATGAAAAGAGTTCAACGAATTCTTTTAAAGAACCGTTTGATTGAGCAAAGACTGCACCACCTCTTTTAACAGCTTCGAAAATGTCACCTGATTCAACGGCAAAATCAGCAGCAAACTGATTTACAGTATCTAAAATTTCACCAGTGTCATCTAATCCTTTGTTAAACTGACCAAAAATAGCAATTAAACCTTCGGTTGTTGATTTTAAATCACCAAAGGTAGCCGCAAGTGGTACTTTTGCTAAATCGGTAGCAACTTTTCTAAGTTGATCTGGACTATTAAAACCGGCCTGTGCAAACGTTTGGACTGCATCAGCAATGTCAGTAATTGAAGTACCCGTTATAACACCGGCGTTACGAACGGAGTCTCCAATATCTTTTAATTGAGCCTGAGTTGAAGTAGTAACCTGTTCAACTTTAGTCATTGCCGCTTCAAACTTTAAAGCCTCTTGTGTGGCATTTTGGAATGCACTAACAATTCTAACAATACCAAAGGAGCCAACAAGGAATGCCCCGTAACGTTTAAATGCCAATGCCGCCGCACCGCCGAATCCTTCAATTCCACCTTGGGCAGCTTTAGCATTTTTTTCTACTTCTTTTAAATCAGATTTTAATTGTCTAGCATCTCTTATTAATTGTTGATTAGCAACTCTAGTGTTTTTATCTTTTATTTGACTACTGGCAATATCTCCAGCATTAGCACTAACAAATCGTTGAAATTTTGGATCAACTTGAACTCCTAAACTTTTAGCTTTAGCTAAAAGATCATTAAGTCGCTCTTGGCGAGCAACCACTTTTGCCGTTTCTTTTTCTAATTGTTTCTCAGCCGCAACATTTGCCCTACGTTGTGCCTCTTCTGCTTTCCCTCTTTGTTCAATAGCACCCACAAATTTATCTGCTTCAAACTTCCGTTCTCTTTGTTTATCAGCGATAATTCTATCAGCAGTATCATCTACAATTTTTCTTTTTTCCGCTTCATTTTTTGCTTGTTTTCTTTTCGTTTCCTCGGCAATTTTAATTTCTGCCTCTTGTCTCGCTTTCGCAGCAGCTAAAGTTGATTGTAAATCTAATTCTCTATTTCTTGCTTGTTCCGAAGCATATTTATTATAAGCATCAGAAATTGCTTTTTCTCGTAACTTATTATTACGAATTTCATCATCAGTAATTGCTTTATTTGTTTTTTTCGCTGTATCTTCTAAATCTTTTAAACCCTGATTTAAATTAGATATAAATTGGGCTTTAGCAATTTTATTAGCAGGACTATTAAAAATATCTGAAGAAAATATAGCCTTCAAAGTTGCTTGTGCTTGTTTGACTTGTTCTTCATTACCCGAAGCAAGACGGGATAAAACTCCTCTTGCAACACGCTCTAAATTAAGCATGGCTTTAGAAGCATTTTGTGCCCCGGCTGGCAAAGCCTCAGTAAAACTAGAAACTACTGGATTCGCTGCCCCAAACACCTTTTTAAGTCTTGTGACCGTATCAACTAACTCTCCAAAACCAATATTGGTACTTTTAATATCTTTGCTGAGTTGAGTGACATCAAAACCTTTTAAATTTATTTTTCCCAACCCCTTTTCAATTCCATCAGATACATTGCTAGCAATTTGATTAGATAACCTTGAGAATGCCTCATTGGTATTCTTGATAGAATTAATCGTAAGATCAAATGGAATATTTATATTTTGGGCCATTAAAAACTCTTAAAATAAATAAAATAAGCGGGTGAAAGCCCGCTTATATATACACTTTATGGGCTACACCCAGTTTAAGAACCGGGATTTGTTATGTCACTACCATTATCTTTATGGATTACAACCGGAGATTGTAACCAAACGTCCTCAAGAGGGTTTCCCTCTTTATCAACTCGGTTGTTAAACCGATCAATATATTCCCCGGCCTCATTAATAAATCTACCTTCTAGGTCAAGCAAAATACCATCTTCAGTAATTTGACGGCCCTTACTGTCAATAAAGTTTAACTGATTATCCATAAAACCCATCTGAATTAACCACTTATTCTCATAGAAATTCTTTTCAGCATCAAGATCAGCCCCCTGAACCTTTAGATAATTTCGAATAGCCGCATCCATTACGGGGGTCTGATCATTTTGAAAGTCCTCAAAAGTTCGCCAATACATACTACCATCTTCGGCATTCACTGTAGTAGCATAAACAAAATACTTAGTAAGCATGTTACTAGCATAAGAATCGGCAGTATTATTATAATAAGCCAAAATATTTTGACCAATCTCACCTAAAGCATTTCGTTCAGAACGAATTTGCAGGGCAAGGGCTTTACCTTGCTCTTTAGTCATCTTTGAGCCATTCTCATTAATACCTCGGCGTAACCGCATTTCTAAATTTTTAACCTTTTCCCTTACCTCAGCAATTTTCTTTTCTTCATTAAGAGTATTTAAAAGTCCTTTGGCTTCAAGCATGGCATCCACTTCTGGTTTTAACCAAAGGCCCTTATCCGTAGCCTCCTTTAAACCAGAAGCATAAACTCGCTGACCTTCTAAACGAAGTTTAGTAGAAATAACAAGAGACTTAAGTTTTAATTCTTTCTCACCCAACTTAACTGTAAATTCATTCTTCATTTTTGATTCCTAATTGCTTTATATAACATTCTAATCTGCCCATTGCCATAATCTAAAATGTTCTTACGAACAAGTAAATACTTTTCTAACCAAACTTTCTCATCCTCGGTCAAATCTTTATCTTCTTTATCAATTCCCCACAAATCCCCAAATTCTTCTTCAATTTCCTCTAAAGCAAAGATAAAGGCCGACCTGATTCGTGTTTCAGCATATTTATCCAACATATTATCTTCCTGCTATTTTTTGAGTTTCTAGTTGATTTCTACGCATCTGTAAATTTAACTTAGTATCAGGCATATATCCTTCTTTTAAGACTCCCCCCGATTCCTCAACGGCCCTATGCCGCTTTTCTAAATTCCTTTTCACGCTCGGACTATTTAACTCATACACTTTTTTAGCATCTTCTATACTATCTACTACAATACCCACTTCTTGCGAAGTGTTACCTTCTGGTAATTTTTTTTGCCCTTCTTTCCTCTTTATTTGCTGCTCCTTCATCCATTCATCAAATAAACTGTCGTCATTTACAATATCAGAAGAAGGGGCGTCAGTAGACTCAGCCGCATTATCATAGATAATAGACCAAGTTACAGCAATGCGTTGTAGGTCAGTTAAGTCAGAGGCGGGGCGATTAAAAAGGGCACCAGTCTTATTTGAAGTAATCCATGAAGAACGCCAAGGTTCGTGGCGAACCATATAACGAATAACCTTTTCATTGATAGAGGTATTAAAATAAGAATTCATCATAAGATGATTAATAAAAGAATCGGAGACTTCCATAAAATCATCCCAGTTCTTCCATAACCTTTTATTGTTCTTGTAAGTTAATAAATATATGTAATATTTGTGTTTTTCTAAATTGGCTAAATACTCAGTAGTTAAACTATAAAGATAGGACTTACGGCGATTTAGTAAACTCAATTTAAGATCAATGTTTTCAATCTTAGTTTTAAGATTCAATTTTAATTCACTACGAAATCGAAGTTCGGGAAACTGCTTTTCTAAATCGCCCTTTTCATTTACTAATTTTGCAATTTCCATTTCATTCTTTGGAAACCAGATTTTACGAGATTCCAAAAGAGTATTGATATCTTCTTGAGTAGGCACACCTTCTTTACGAAGTTTGGTATAGGTTTCTAGATATTTCCTATATCCTAGGATTCTATGTTTGGGGCGAGGGTCTTTAATAATATAGTATTCAGAATCGTACTCCACCAGAGAATATCCTGTGGATATGCGATCAAAAAGATTTTGTAATTCTTCTTGGGTTAAAATCCGTTCTGTCATCCTAAAAATTAGTCTGACATTTCAGTCAGACCAATCGAAGATTTAGAGGCCAGCAGGGTCTTTCGCAGTAAAGCGAACAGTCATGTCATTAAAGTTAGAGTAATTATAAGTTAAAGTTACGTTACCACCACCAGTGTCACCACCGTTTGTCTGAACGTTCTGTAACTTATTCTTAACACCAAGGTCAAGGGTCACACCTTGAGTTAAGGCAATATAGATTCGTTCGTCTACAAGGTTATCTGCCGTTGAAGATGCGTTAGTACGATCGCCATATTCATCAGCCGTTACTTCGATTGAACAAGTAACTTCAGTTGGGAAGTTGGCGTAACGGAAGTAGGGGCCTTTACGACCCAGTTCAAAGAGGTCGGTTCTACCAAGGTTACAGCCAATATTAATGCTCTGGATGTGGGCTGAGAATGAGCCGTCAGCATAAACTTGAACTTTACCACTTAAGTTATTACCAGAAATACCGGGAATACCAAGGGGGAAGTAAGAATTAGCAATATCAACGTTTTCACGACGTTGAACACCACCAGAAGGAACACCAGTGACAGGAGATTCAGAACCAGCAAAAAGAGTACCAGAAGTCCATAAGTTACCTGAAGGAGCATTATACCAAGTTTTATCATTCGCAACAAGAGTAATGCTCTCAGTCATATTTCCTTCAACAGGAATAGCCCAGTTAATTGCCGAAACATATAAACCAGACATCACCATAATGCTTAAAGGAACACCGCTGGAGAATTCTTGGGAAATATTATAGTAGGCAACGGCAGCCATACAACGATTGCTATTATAGCGACCTGCTAAAGTTGCATTTGTTGCTGTTGGGGTAGCCAAGTGTTCCAAAAGAGCATAACCATCAATAACCTTTGAAACATTTAATTCAACACTGGGTAAGTTCTCAATATTTTCATAAATTGAAATCTGACCTAATTCATAAACTTGTTCAAGATTAAAAGATGTATTAAAACCTACAGACTGAACACCTTTTGCAGCGGTGTAACGGCCAGTAGGAGCGTTAACACCAGTTCCAATAGGAGTGCCTAAAGGAGCAAACCCAATCGCATGGATAGGGTAATAAACTCTGGCGTTGGATGGATTTGTCAATGACATAATTACCTCGCATTAAATACGAAATAATATACACTTTTATAGATGAAAGGGAATTAAAATTAATAAGGGGTAACTACTAATTCTAAGCCAATAGATACTTTAGAAGCCTTAACTGGTAAAGTTGGACGATTGATTTTATACGTCTTAGCATTTTCCATAAAACGTGCTGAGTAATTTAATGGATAACCACTAATTACATTGGGCCAGAACATTGTGCCCGAACTAATCTCTCCTCTATAATTTAATGGTTTTGGATAATTTTTAGCATCAAAAAAAGGAATAGTCTTAGTTTCTAAAAATTGACAAATATCTGTCAATTTATCTCTTTCATAATCATTAGCAGCTAAAATATTAAAATCAATATTGCAATTTAATACTTTACTTCTCCCGCCCAATTCCCATCCTTGAATGGTAGTAAGTTTAGTAGGAGTAACAACAATACAAGGAAGGAAAGCTTTCTCATAAGCTCCATAATCTAATCCAGAACCGCCAGTAGAATTTAACCAATCATAACTTAATTTGCGATATTCATAACTACGATCAGTATAAATTTGAACCCAACGTAAAGTATGGGGAACTTTAACAATATAACTACTAGGTAGTGGATTATTAAAAACAACATGTCCACGGGCAAAATCTATATAGTAACCAGTTCCTAAAACAGTACTGCCCGTAGGATAATAGGTATTGTTGACATAAATACCAGAAATGCGAACTGGTTGGTCAACTCCTGTTGGTTTTAAAACAATATTATTTTCCCACACCCAATCGTGTTTTCGGCCCTTATAGATAGTATAATCCGTAGTTCCGGGCACCGAAAGGGGCGTAAGTAAACTCATATCATTACCCCTACTATCCAATTCTTGATATCCTATATTAACATAGGCACCAATTTGTAAAAAACCATATCGTAGAAATTGAACAATATTATCCAAGATAATATCTTGAATAGACATTTCGCCGTAATGATTAATTCCATCTAAATTAAACATAAATATTACGCATTTTTTCGGTAACTAAATCTTCTACTTCATTTAACCAAATTGGATCTTGCACCATATCAACAATAAAATTTACACCTGTTTCGGAAAAATTATTATAATCTTCCGTAGACCAATCGACAATATTAGCACTCATAAGGGCACGACCTGATCGAGAAGAAGCGTTATCTTTTAATTTATCTTCATGGTATAAAATACCAACATCAAGATTTACACCATTTATTAACCATTCTAACCAATAAACAGTGCCGTTAGTGGAATCATATTCTTTATCATCTACAGCATTTAATAAAAATTCCCCCAAGTCTTTAGATTGGAAACGAAAACGAAAAATAGTACGATCTTTTCTAAACGGACCAATTTCTATTGCTTCTTGTAAAACATTAGAAATATTATTATAATGGGCTATACCTTCTCCATCTCTAAAACCAAATTGGGCTAAAATATCATCTCCAATATTAGTAAAATGCCCTTGTAAACCTTTACCTACAATTGTTCTTTCAAAAGCCCGAACAAAAGCTTGAGAAATTTGGGGTTTTACATCAGTAATTACTTTGCGTAAAGTTTTAGAAAGATTACTATCAGCAACCGCCAGTTTAAGTTTGTCGGCAACTGTATTAATATTTAAAAATTTTACACTTACGCTACTCATCTACAATCTCCCAAAAAGAGATAAGATAAATTTTACTAAATAAACCGTAGGGAATTGGCTCTTGAATTAATTTGCATTTATAGCCATTAATAATGGCATAAGAACATTTAAGAATCATATTCTTATATTCTGCATAACAATTCATTTTACAAAGATTTTTGTTATCTTTGATATTAATAACTTTTAAATCTTTATCTGATGCAACATTTTTCCAATAAATTCTGGCTTTTACTGTAGTTTCGTTTGATCCCTGCGTATAATTTACGCCACCCTCGTTAGAATGCCCCATAAGGTCTTTCAAGTTTACCCTGCCCCCAAACATGTCCTCGTTGAAGGGACGCTCTACAATGCCCGTAGGCGTCAAATTATAATTAGGATGCACAAAGGTAACTGAAGTATTGTTAACATCAGTTATAAACTGATTGGTTAATTCTTCATATTTAATTTGTAAATTAGTATATGGAATTGCCATTATATACTCCGATTGTTAGTATAGTATGGAATACTATCTCTAGACGTATATGGGGCAAGAATGGCTTCGCCAGAAGTTTGATTCCCTCTTGTAAAATCTAATTCTGCCTGAGTATAAATATTTTTAAATAATTCGGCTTTGGTTTTAGCAGCATTAACTGCTGAAGTTGTATCTATTGTAGAACGATCATCAGTTACTTTAAAACCAGCCGTTGCAAGTAATGTTTTAATCTCGGCTCTAGTTATTATTTCTGCTGCTTTTAATACAAATAAATTAGATACACCAGCATTAGAACCATCGGTAGTAGGATCGGGACTTATAGTGCCACTAGCAGTATTAATAGTATAATCTGAAATCCATGTCCGTAATGATTCATTAACTTGAATAGCTCCAAGAGTAATAAACTTAATAAGTTGGGCGTCTGTCCAAGTAGGAGAAACGTCCAAATCATCAATATAGTAACGTAAACGTTCTACAAGAACAGTTTCCCACGCCATTACATTGTCCTATTATTATAGGCTGAAATACCAATAAAATCAAAATATGCATCTTCTGAAGTATTATTATCAGATAATAAAGTAAGATTACGAGTATCATATAACGTAATTGATTCGCCAGATGCTAAAGTTAAACATCCCGAACCACTAAAAGATTCTGCATCTGCACTATTATTATGATTAATATAAAAAGAAGCAGAACCCCGATTAATAATTGTACAAGAAGATAATATCCCATGAAAACTAATTGGTTGTTCATTACCATTACCAACAACAATACCCGATGTAGCAAAACTCGCCTTATATATATAATCAGCATTATTAAATCGAGTGCTTTCAGCAGCAATTTTAGAATCTATATATCCGGTTCCTAAAGTCCCAAATAAAGGACCATAAGAAAAAGATCCGCCGGTTTTAAGGGTTGGGCGAGTGTTGTAACCGAAACCATTTGGATGACCAGCTTGTCTAATAGTTAAAATTGACATATATACTCCTAACTAAAATATATACACATAAGGAGGCTTTTGTCCCCTTAAACCCCCGAATACACTTTTATGACTAAACGCCCAGTTTAACTCTAAACTCTTCAAATTGTTCCTTGGTATTATCCCCAGAACCGTATTCGGCGTGGAAGAGTTTGTGGCAAAAATGGCAAAGGCAAACACCATTTTCTGGAAGAAAACGTTGATCTTTAAATTTAAGGAAAGAATTCAGGTGGTGGGCCTCGATATTTTCTATTTCACCGCAAATTTGACAAATACAACCATCTCTTTTTAAAACGAATTTTCTCCATTTGGAGTACTCGCTTGTACCTCTTTCACTAATTGCATTTCCGCCTTTCCAACCATAATTTTTTTCACCTTTTAATAAACTCATTCTTTTAGCAGTTAATTCCCGTCGTAAACATCCGCAACTTTTAGTAGTACCAGAATTTAAGTTGGTTGTAGAAACTACAGTTTCTTCACCGCATGAACATTTGCATAAATAATATCTAGATGATCCTTGGCGATCAAAATCACTAATTACCGTTAATCTACCAAAAATCTTGCCAAGAGGATTCATTTTAATATAATTAATTTCGCAACCGCATGATCTCGCATGTCCATTTACTAAATTGCCAGTTTTAGTAATATTTTCCTTGCCACAATCGCATTTAACTTTCCATGCAGTTTTAACACCTATATTTGCTTCTTTATTAAGAACAACTAATTTACCAAAACGTTGTCCTGTTAAATCTCGTTCAATAGTACTTCTTTGACAATAACCACATGATTTTACATGTTTACCAATTAAATCACCAGAAGTTACTTCTTTAGTTCGCCCACAATCACACAAACACTCCCAAAGAATTTTTTCACCTTTGTGACCTATAATTTTAATAGGTTTTAAAGTACCAAATTTTTCTGATGTTAAATCTTTTCTCTTGCTTTCAGAAATAATTTCCTTGGTTTTACAACCACAAGATTTAGACTGTTTCTTTAAAGCAGCATTAGTAATTATTTTTTCTGTTCCACAAATACATTTGCACCAAGAAGCCGCTTTGCCTTTTACACTAGGTGCATCAGCAAAAACTTCCAAATATCCGAACTTTTGTCCAATTAAACTTTCTTTTCTCATACGCTATTATAGTTAAAAAGGGCCGGAAAAACCAGCCCTTTTCACAATATTGAATATAGATTGGAGTATTACATTGAAGAAATTAATGTACAACGAGAATCCAAACACGCGAAGCCAAGTTCCATACGACCATAAAGACTGAATAAGCCCTTACGATGCATGGTGTTATCTTCAACAATCTGAAGATCTTCACGAATTGGCATAATGAAACTGTTCTGGCGAGAAAGATCTAAACCAACTGCGATTTCTACGTCAGAGGCACCCATTACACCACCAAGGGTAGTTGTGTAGTAGCTCTGATAATCTTGACCTTCACCAAGTTCATCAAGAGCATGGATTTTAACACCAAAGACATTGATTTCATCAATATCACCACCAGTATTGAAGTACTGTTGACGCTGACTATCAGGGATCAAATCAAGACCCCAAGAACGAATATCCATTACAGCTTCAGGAGACGCGAATACGTCAGTAAGTTTAGAACGACCTGAAGTACCACTGTTACCACCGCCGTTTCTACGCATAAATGTAGACATAAGAGTGATTAAACGAGGAGTTAATTGACCAATAGCCGCGTTAGGATCAGCAACAACAATGTTTCGATCAGTTGCAGCAGCTAACACAACTTGCCAACCGTCATCGTTAAGTTTCTTGCGGAAACCAGCCTCAAGAACTTCCAACATACGTTGAATAACGGGCCAATTAGCATTTCGAATAAAACGAAGAGAGGTATCAATTGCGTTACCAACATAATACGTTGGTACACGAAGGTAATCGCCCTCAACAATTGCTTGTGGGATTCGACCAACATTAGGCAAGGTAAAGGCCGCGAATTCTTTTTCCTGACCCGGAGTAAGCAAGTCAAGCTGGAATTCAACGTTAGGATTATCAGTGAAATCCATAGGAGTATAAACTCCACCGATAGTATCGCCTGTTAAAAGGGTCTTACGTAAAGGCTGTTCAATAGCTTGCACAATTTCAGTGCGTGCTTTTTCAGCCACCGCTATATCAGTTGATAAGACATTTTTAAAACTAGCGGTAATAACATTCTGTTCATTTTTATCAATATTCATTGCTAATCAACCTTTTCTATTATAGCTCGACTTGGAATTGAGCATAACCTTCACTGTCAACGTTGGTGAGGAACTTACCTACAGCAGCCCAACCTGAACCAGCATAACCAGCACCAGTAAAGAGGAATCCGCTTGAACCGGCATAACCAGTAGCGGGCATGGCTAAACCGCTTGCTGCACCGGGAGCAATATAGTTCGTAACAACGGTGCCCTTCTTCATAAGGCGAACCTTGTTACCAATCTGGCATTCATCCTTATAAGGATTAACGTACTGACGTGACTGATCAATATTAACAACGTCATTCATTAAGAGTCCAACTGGAATTCTACCAGAAGGTGCAGAAGGAATACCAGTTAAAGGATACTCAACCCTGCGATTAGTATTATCCATTATGGAACCGCGTGGAGCAGAACCAGAGGTAGCGAATACGATTCCGCCACGCTCACCAGTACTAAACATAAAATATTCAACCGAATCTAAAACTTCATTAAACTGGGGCTTAAGTGCCATAATAAAATCTCCTAACTTTCATTTATACACAAATTAACTTTTTTTATTCTTATTTTTATCAATTAATTTTGACATTGCACTAAAAAGTGGATTTGGCACTTCCTTAGCAACTACAACAGTAGAAATATCTTCTTTAACTTCAACCTTAGCAGCGGCCAATGTTTCAGTATTATCTTCGACCTTGGCACAACAGTCTGTAGACTTAATCTGTGTGCTTTGAGTTTGATCGGTTAATTTAGGTTTACCACTTTGAGAAAGAGCAGTCATTTTAGCATATGAGGCTTTAGCCATATTAAGAACAGAAGCATAAGTTTCAACACTCATATTTGCAAGTGCTTCTTTAGCTTTGTTTTCATCAGCATCAATGCCAGCCAAAGCGTCACATTCTTTCATTTCGGTAAATCGGGCCTCAGTAATTCTTGCTTTTTCAATTGCCGCTAAAGCGGTTTGTGCAGCTTCAGCATCAGCCTTACATTTCTTTGCTTCCGCTTCCATATTGGAATACTTAGCAACTAAATCGGCATTAGCCTTACTTAATTCAGCAATCGTATTTTGTAAAGCCGCCATTTGATCCTTCATATTAGGATCTTCGCAATTCGCTTTAACTTCTTTAATTTCTTTAGTTTCTTTATCCATTTCGTCACCTTTAGCAAAGTTATTATCTAATACACTATTTTTTAATAAATTGTCAGAAATTTCTTGTTCGAGATCTTCCATAGACAAATAAATAAAGTCTCCATGCTCTTTAATCGAAGCATGAGAAATGTAGTCATCAAATACAATAGATTCAGGATTAGCGGGCTTATCAACAAAGCCAATACCTGTAAAAATTATATCTTTAAGCCAACGTCCAATTTGGTACTTTTTACCATTTAATTCAACAATACCTTTACCTTTATAGGCTCTTAAGTATTTAGTTAACTTAGAAGTTTTCTCATTTCTATCTAATAAATAAATTTTGCTAGAATCTGGTTCTCTTAAAGCATAACCAAAATTTTTAGTAGCACATTCCATTGAAACATATTGAACGCCAGCGTCAATATTTGTTTTAATTTCTTCAACAGCGGTAGGCCAATACTTTTCCCAAAGTTGTACACTAGTAAGAATATGAAAATAGGGCGGTGGCCCATCTTGAATTAAATTAAATTCGGCATCAATTGCTTGTGAATTAACAATCACACCAAAAGTTTGGTTCTTCTTATCTTTTTCTTTTCCATTATGATCTTTATTTGCTGGTTTAAAGATAGGAGTAGAGCGGGCCTTCCAAGTTTCATCAGGAGTAAAAACATCATCATTTCTATTCCAGTTTGTAGAAACTAGTACACAGTGAACCAAAGTAGAATCTTCTGGTACAGCAATTTTTAATGCTTCTTTTAATTTAGAATCAATAGCACTAGCTTCTGCCGTATGTTTTAAAATTGCGGCATTAAGATAAGTCGCTTCAGAAGTAATCTCCTGAATATCTACATTATCTTCTTTTTCGGCTTGGAAAATTTGCATTTATTAATCCTCAACATAATTATTCACATAATTTTCCCAAGCATTAACATATGCCTGAATGATAAACAATTTCTTTTGTTCAAATGAAACACGCTCTAACTTGGCTTCGCCAATTAATTCTTTTAGATTATTATTAAAATCTTCTATAGGCCCTTCTTGTTTTTGATAGGCTTCTATAAAACTTGCTTCATTTAATACAGTAGTAGGTGAAATAAGGGGCAAAATAAACAATTTAGAATCTTCTATTTCTTTCTTTTGTTTTGCTGAAAGACTTCGAATATCAGCGACGACATGCTCTTTTAAGATTAAATCTGTAACATAATTATCAACAAAATTAAAGATTTCATTTGCTTTTATTAATAATGCACCTTTAGTAACAGTGCGGGGCAATTTATCTTTAGAACCCGGCGGTCGCCCATTAGGATTACTCTTATTAACTTTTTGAGTTAAATTATGACTATTTTGTCCTTGGCTACCAGTTTGTTCTTTAACACTATTTTGTACTTTAATTTTTTTAATCTCATGTGTTTGTTGTTCTTCCATTTGGGGAGTATGGAATGGGCTAGCCTTTGGAGGTAAATCGCCCGCTTTTCTTTCTTCTTCTTGCTTTTGAATATTCTTCTTTATTAATTTAGGATCTTCTTTAATTGCTTCTAATATTCTAGAATCATCGATGACATTGCGATCCACTAAATCTTTAAGTAGAGTAAAATAAATTCTTTCATCAAAGAAATTGGCGTAGGTAAAACGGATTGTGGGTTCAACTTTAAACCCCATGTTCTTTTGAATCATAGCAATTTCTTCTTGTAACCAAGTAATAAGCATTCGACGAACACTCTCAATTCGTGAAAGCATATTCTTTAAACCTAAGGTGCCAGCATTATTAGATGCTTTAAGATCATCACCGCCAACAATAGTAATGGGAACACCTAAACCAACAAGAATAGTATTATATTTTTCTTCAAAACCAACCAGTTTATCTACAGGAGGATAGAATTCTTCTAGATTGATATCGCTAGACCATACAATATCCATACCACCACCGCCTGTATGGTTAGCAATAATATTGGCTAACTTAGTGGCTGCCGCAGGACTAGGCAATAAATCTTTGGTATGATCACCTAATTTCCAAAGACGGACATAATTAATAATACCATCAAGGGCGGAAACTTTAGCTTGTTTTAGTTTATCATTGTAAAATACGTCAGCCAAAACGCCGTAAGTAAAGGGAGTCGCCCAAATATCCGTATCATCTTTGTTTAAATGAGCAACGTGAAGTTGATCAGATGGTAATGGAATATAATAAGTACCAGAATAAGTTTTATTCTTAATAGCATCTTTAACTTCTTGAGGTAAACTGTTATAAACCTTCTTTTCTAAATCATTTTTAGGATTAGCAAAGGTAGAAAAGATAGATAGGGGTAAACGAAGTCCATATAATTTATTATCGGCAACAGTACTAATAAAATCACCGATTGCTTCAATATTAGCAGGATTATAGAAAATATAACGTAAGGGAATCTTACCGGCATTAGCAATTGGCAATTGCTTAATATTTTTATTGTTTAATTTGGTAAATTCTCTTTTAACTACAACATTACCAGATTTTAATGCCCATTTTGCAAACTGCTGGGCACGATCAGACAAATTTACCTTTGTTTTCCAAAGTTTATAGAATTCATCGGTCTTAGCATCGGAATGCGTAATGTCAATACCTTCGGCCACAAATTCTGCCATCATGTCTACAACAGAACGAATAACACCTACAGACTCATAGGCGTTTTGACAAGCAATCATAATAGAACGAAGGTCTTGTTGGGTTTTACCACGAGGAATTGCTTCGTTGGGGCGGAATGTTTCGTAATCTTGACGACTAAAAGGAGGACGAACGGCAATATTGCGATTGCCGTCATATAAAGAAGGAGTAGCGGCACCTTTAATAACATCCCCAAAGCCGTCACGAGCATTTACCAATGCCTCTTGAGACTTTTCATATTTTGTCACACTTTTTGTCATTTTGCCAATCCAATTGCAATTACATTACAATATACACTTAAGTATAAAGGGTACGTCCATTTGCCCCTTGGGTAGAGGCAGAGATACTTGTTACAAAGTTATCTTGTAAATAACGCATCTTTTTAGCACCCTTACCAACAAAGGCCGTTCCAAAAGTTTCTTCTTCTTGACTTAAGCCTTGAACGCTCCCGCCCGTAAACTTAATTCCTGCATATTCTAATTCTTCTTCTACTAAGCGAGCAGCCCAATTTGCCAATAGTAATGAGGTAAATCTATCCTTTTTAAGAGTTTTCTTTATTTCCTCAGCATCCAAGCCAATAATCTTTGGTACATCCCACGTTTCTTTTCCTGTAGTAGTTTGACTGTGTCTAATTAAAGTTGTTTCTTGTTTACATTGTTCAATTTCAATGTAGCAATCATCTAAACGATCTACACCCAAACCAACCGATTTATTATCCAATGAAGCAATTTCAACGGCAGCCGCATCATAGAAAGGAAAGAGTAATTTTTTATGTAAGATATCAATTCTTAAACCATGATGAGCCTGTTGACGCCATTCATATTTAGAGAATTCTATGGTATTTAAAATTTGCTTACCTTTTAATCCTCTACTATATTCATCTTCTGGATCTAGAATTAATTCATCGTGTACATCTAAGAGTTTAGTAGAATCTTTTAAAGATTCACGAATAGATACACCACCACCACCACTATCCATGCAAATTAATTTAATATTGAATCTTCGGCAAATATCTCTAATATGTTTAACACAAAATGTATTATAATCATTAATATCGCCCAAGCCCTTAACTAAAGGATCACGCTTAAGTTCTTCAAAACCCTTACGATTGATGGCGAATTGATAAACAACCGCCCTATAAGTTGGATTAACTTCAATAACATTCATGGTAAAATTGTCATCTTCAGATGCGGGGTCAATACCAAGCACATAAATCTTATCTTTGTCTCCAATAAGTTTAGCACCAAATAATATTTCTTCACCCGTGCTATCTTTAATAGGACAAGTGGCTTCTTTAATAGAAGATGCAAGATAGAACCCCTCAGAATCCGATGGAAAACAATTATGAACCGTAGCATTATGCAAAGAATAACTATGATCATCTTCCACTTCTAAATTATAAACTAAACCTTTATAAGGAATCTCGTTTTTAGATTTAAATGTTAAAGTGGTTTTATTGCCATCATTTATAATAGAAGTTTGTTTGCCTAAAGTTTTTTTGTAAGAAGAATAAAAAGTCTTTAAGAAAATATCATAATTAACTCCATTCATTAATAAAATATAAGATTGATGGGTTGGATATTCTTTACCACGGAAAAAAGCGGTTTTTCGAGACTGAAAGGAAATTGAGGAACCGATATTAAAATATGATAAACAAAGCCGTACTTGGGTTAATAAACTTAAACTACAAGAAGAAGCAGAAGCATTTTTATAGTTTTTGTGTCCATCGCCATTGAAATAACCTTTTATAAATCCTTTAATAAAATCGCCATTGGAAAATAATAAATCAGGATTCATAAATTTGTTAGTAGCAATACCAGTACAGTTTTTAGTTATAAAATCAGTAATAATCCTGTTGTTAATAACAACACTTGCAACATTTTCTTTTGTATATACTTTTGGTTTTAATCCAAAAACTTTTTCAATAGATACGCATAATTCATCAACAAATGCGACTAAAGGAGCATCAACATGTCCATCTAAAGCAAAATTAATGGCTCTACCTTTAGCACCTTGAGAACCTTCAGAAGCATAATATCCAAATATTAAACCTAAATCATAATTGATTTTAATTTTTGATGGCACAGCAAATTTAGGAATAGTTTTTTGATTAATAATTGACCAAATTTTACTATAAGACATCTTGTGTATTAAGCACAATTCATTAATTTTTTTATTACTATTCCTAATTTCTTGTATCATTTCATTCGAACATTGATTTTGGCTAGATTTAGCATAAATTTTATTATCTATTTCTACATAATTCTTTGTAAAAGTTTTAATATCGATAACTTTTCTATTGTTTAATTCTTTAAGATTAACAATATGCGTAGATTTAGTTAACCGATCTAATTCTACGAATTCATCATTTTTCATCCAAAAGGGATGATTTTTAGTAGCTAAAATACTTTCCGAATAACCAAAAGTTTTTAAATCAATAATTTTTTCATCCACTTCCCTAAAAGTGCGTTTGGTAACTTTTTTAAATCTTCCTTTATGAGTTAAAACCAAATCTCCAATTTGTATATCTTCTATTTTTTTGGAACCTTGATTTGTAATAATTTGTGTACCCGGACACAGGCAAGCTGCATATTCCATACTAAATATAGTTGGGTCCATTGTTGCCTGACCTTGTGTAAGAATACTAGCGTCCATCATACCTTCTGGTACTATATCCCAAGGCAATCTGATTATCGCATAATCTTCTGGATTAACATTTCCTCCTAACTTAATATCTGGAAATTCTTTTTTCAGAATTTCTTTATTTCCTCCGCTTAAAATAATTGCCCTGTAATATTTGTAATATTGATAAAAATGATTAAATTGATAATATGGCGTACCCGAAAGTATAATTTGATTATTTGCTAAGGCTGTAGAAAATTGAGGTATAACAGTTTGATTCGTTTGACTTATTCCACTTTCTAGATTAAGTTGTTTTAGTGCCTTATCTTTAGCAGCCTTTTTAACATGGTGATAAACACCTTCTGATTTAACAGCAGCGAAACCGCGAACAACAGTTTCAAAAACTTCTTTACTAATAGAGCTAAATTCGTCGCAAATAATTACGTTTGCACGCTGTCCTCTAATCTTATCTCCATTACCTAAAGGAAGGAATACAGCCCGACTGGTTCCTATTTCAAAATAAGCAATATGCAAATCTCGTTTTGGTCCTTGAAAACCACAAATATCTCTTAAAATAGGGGCATTTTCATATATTTGTTGAATGTAATTAAAAATAACCATTGACTGACGAAGTGATGCACCAACCACAGCGACTTTACACCCTTGCTGTAAAATCATTCGTAAGAGAGCATAAACAGCCAACATAAATGATTTACTGCAACCACGCGAACCAATAAATATTGGTAAGGATTTTGTCCATAGTGTTTGTAAAACTGCCAATTGGAATGGCAACAAGTCAATATTAAGAATATACTTACAAACAAAATGAATGTAATTGGGATCACGACAAAGTTGCACTAAGAGTTCGGGCACTCGTTCTGGTACACACCAATCACCACTTGTGATGGTTTGCGGTATTTTGAGTTCTCGAATGTCTCCTAAACCCAATTCCAAATTATCAGCAAACTCTTCAAAATTTTCTTTATTTTGAATAGCCTTAGCGATCATTTCCTGATACTTTGCTAATTCTTTTTCTTGTTTTTTACTAAGAGACATTAGTGTTCACTTTTAGTTTTATTGGCAATTTCATTAAAAAGTCGATAAATATAATTTTCCGCATCATCCCGAGTATTTAAGAATACGGTACTGATATTATAATAAATAAATAAATCTGCAAGTCGTTTGTAGATAAAGTTAGGATGAAGTTTGGTAAAACCCTGATTGTAGAGATGGGCGAAATTGTTAGGGCCACAAACAATAATTGTTTTATGCTTGTACGCTTTTAGCCCAGACATCTCATCTTTGAATCGATCCCAGTTTGTTCCTAAATTTCCTACTAACTCCTGACAATCTTTCTTTCGCTCGATAATTATTGAATCATCATCATTGGGGCGATCGTGCCCAACCAATGAGTAATCTCCAAAATCAAGTTTGTCTCTTGTTAAAACTACGTCGTATGGTTTTAACTCATTTTTCCAAGTTAGAGGATTCTGTTCCCTCGTGTCCACTATTATTTTTAGCATTGTTGGCCTGAACTATTTTAAAAAACGTGAGTTCAAAGAACTCTTCTCTACCGTAAATTCCTTTGTGATGCTTATCACATAAAGTAATTCCATTAAACACTTCGTATCTTAAATGAGGATTGTTAGCATAGCGTCTAATATGATGAATTTCCAAATCTTTTGTACAACTACAAGCCGGATATTGACATTTTCCCTTATCTCTATCTAATACTGCTTTTTTCCAATTTTTATATTTCTCACTTGAAGAGTCCCTTTTGAACTGTTCCAGTCTCTTCATCCTAATTGGTCCAATTTTTGGAATCATGGTCAATCATCTCACCTATTATCTCTCTTATACCCTTTTGGGCTGTCCAGCCCAATAAATTGAGGGCTTTAGTAGAGTTGCTGTGTAACACAGGGACATCGGCGGGGCGATAGAGATCAGGACTGATCTCAATAAGCGGTCCTAATTCTTTTATATTAATATTTCGAGTTTCCTTGGGGTTACACTCTCTATCTCGTTTGAATTGTTCTCCGGTTAAAGAACCACTCCAATATCCATTTATGCCAATATGACGTGCCGCTACTTCACAAATCTTACGGATTGATCTTGGTCTATTAGAAGATATTATTATGTCCTGTGGACTATCTAATTGAACCATACGATACATTGCATCACAATAATCACCCGCAAAACCAAAGTCGCGTACCGCGTCAAGATAGCCTAGCTTAAGGCTAGGCATCTTTTTATTGAACCGAAGGTTCGCAAAGTATTTACTAATCTTTCTAGTCACAAAATGTTCTGGTCGCATAAACGATTCATGATTACCTAAATAGGCTGAACACGCCCATACGCCGTAGTTCTTCCTATATAATTTAACGTACTCATCAGCAGCAGCCTTAGCGATAGAATAAGGAGAAACAGGCTTTACAGGCGAAGTCTCATTAATAGGCATCTCAGAATTTCCTGCGAACACTTCGTAAGAAGAGGCTTGGAGCAATTTAGTCTTAGGATAATAATTCTTAATGATTTCTAAGAGTCTTACGACCCCGAGAGTATTAACATCAATTACTAATTCGGGTTGATGGAAACTTTTACCAATATGAGAGAAACCAGCGAGGTTATAGACTTCGTCTGGTTTGGAAATTTCAAAAGCCCTTTGCAAAGAGGATTGATCCGTAAGATCACCGTCAATAAGAGTTACGAAGGAACGTAATTCGGGGGAAATATTAGAATGTTCTCTATGCAAACCAAAAACTTGATAGCCTTTGGCGTGTAAAATTTTTGATAAGAAGAAGGCATCTTGACCAGCCACCCCTAGGATGCACGCACTCTTACTCATTAGGTTTCTCCGAAACATCAGGAGTAGTAGGTAAAGAGGGCGATTCTTTAGTTTTTTGGATAAAATCCGAACCATCAAGAATAATAGGTTCTTGAGATTTGTCAGCAAATTCGTGAGGTTGCTTAAATTTCTTAATTTGATTTTGCGTAGCCATTTTCATTAATTCATTATATTTATTCATTGACTCACGCTTTTCTTTATCATTAAATGATCTTACAAGAGAAAGAAAAGTATCGGCCCCAACCTTTTGCTTTGATTCTCTTTGCTCGCGTGTTTGATTCATGGCTTTTTGCAAAGCCAGATATTTATCTGTTAGATCTTTTAAATCCCTGTTCAACTCTTGTTTGAATCTATTCGTAGAGTTAATCATTTCAAAGAACATCCGGTCAGTTTCATTTTCAAGATTTAACTCTCTAGCCCCAACCTGTGCCCTAATCTCTTCTTCTCTATCATTTGCTTCTTTAATACTCTTTTGATTATCATCAATACGAAGTTTATAGATAATCATTAATTCTAATGAATCTTGTTCTGCCGGAGTAATATCTTCCATGACCGTTTGCATAGAAACCCATTGATCAATAAACTCTTCTAAATCCATTTTTGTTAAGGTTCTTTGAAGTCTTTTATAGCGGGGCGTAGTCTTAAAATAAGTACGCCACATAATTTCTTTATCAATAGGTTTTTCTGCTTCCCGAATAATTTCCTGTTTAACAGCAGATTTAGTGGTATTAGGGGACAACATTTTAAATTGCCCGCCGCCCTTTTTAATTTTTAGATGTTCTTTACGGAAACGACGAACAGCCTGAATATCTAGGCCAGTAGCATCGACCACTTTCTGATCACTTAACTTATCTTCTACAATAAGTTTTTCAACTATTTGTTTTTGTTCTTTGTTCATACTGTGCCCAAACCTGTTTAATAATAACAAACAGTTTATTTTTATAATAACAATTTACGCATTCACCAGAAAGAATAGTTTCTAAGACATCAAAAAGATAAAAATCGAGTTTTTCGACAAGCATATCAAGAAAAAGATTTTCCCCATTGGTAAGATACTCGACATTTCCAAGTATCGTATTCTCATCAATTTCACCAATATGTACTGGATGCATTAAATTATTTCTAAATTTAGCAACGTCTACACCTAAATCAGACTTAGAAACCTTTTGAGGTACAACATATTTGTCCCTATACAAATTCTTAAGTCTCCGACTAACAACTGTATTTAACCAATTTTCCAATGCCTGAGGTAGATTTTCCGTAGTGGCCCTTTTAGGCTTAAAATCTTTAAGAACCTTTAATGCTATAATCCAAGACTCCTGTTCAATATCCTCTTCAGCATATGAGCCAAAAGCTCTATTCCTATTATTTTTTGCCACCTTTGTAAGAACTTCAATTGTTTGAGACTCTGTGAGTCCTTTAATCTTATGCATACCATATTATAGTTATTTTAATCTAAAATCCCCAGCCCCTTATGGGTATATATTACTTTAAGAAAGTAACAAAGGGACAAAGTCCCTATTTTATAGGAAAAAAATATGTCTGAAAATGAAGATAAACTTGTAGGAACAAATGATGAAGAGACGGGTGTTTATAAGCAGCGTTCTCGTTGGTCGGCCCAACAGATGGCTCTCTTGCAGAGGGCTATTGTAGAGGATATGAGTGATGAGCAGTGTGCCAAGTTGACGGGAAGAACCCTGAAGTCCGTTCGTCAGAAGAGATTGAGAATGGAACTTATTAAGAAGGGTGGGCGACCTACAGATGCTTCGCACGCCAAACATACGGGCAAGAGCCGTGAACAAATTACACAGGAGCGTAGTGATATGTGTAAGAAGTTCTGGAAAGCAAGGTTGGAACGAATGGAAAATCGTCCGTCTGACGACGAGTAAATTGAACCTACGGTTCAAACTCCCTAAAGAATAAACCCGGCCAACCTAGCCGGGTTTTTATTTATATATACGTGTTCCCCGCCCTAAAGTCCCCTTCACCTTAAGAAAGTGCCCACCGGGAATTTTTATTTCCTCACGTTATAGCACGCTTCCTCCACCAGAAGGGAAAAGGGAGAGGGTTTGAAGAAAGGGCGAGAAAGATTAAGGGGAAATTGGTAATAGAGAATACGAAGTGGCCGTGTGTTATTCGGAAAGAAGAAGAGGAAGAAGAAGAGAAAAACGTACCGAAGGTAGGGGCGAGTATCAAAGATACTTTGTATAGGGAGATAAACTGGTTAGGATGACTGCGTCATCCGAAAAGGGATGGGGCGATCTTACGTCCCCCCGCCCATAAGTGTTTTCTTCCTATTCTTTTCCTAATACACGTTTTGGTAACTCCGTAATAATTTTGGTGTTCTAAGGTACTCTAGATTTATCCACGCCCACACTTTTATTTTCTACACAAATATGTATATAAATAATACTAGGACAAATACAAAAACGTTTATTCTTAAGTCTCCTAGATTTATAATCTTCATTGCGGGTATGTCTGTAGCCCCCCGCGAAAAGCGACCACCCTAACCAATACCGTACACTTCATGAAAACTTACCCATACCCTCCAACCCTAGGGAAAACTTGTGGTATAAAATATATTTTACCCGAACAAATGGTAGGGTTCTATTCAATCTTGCAAGATTGTAAGTTTTTTTTCGGTGTTTCAAGCGTACCATGCATGATATTATCAGCCATTCGGTATCTGTAAGCCTTACGCCTGCGGCAATATGGGGGAAGAGTGTAGAAGGGATGCGAAAAAAAGAATCAAGAAAAAAAAGAAAAAACGTACTGGACAATGCGAATCGAACCGATACACTCATGGGAAGGAAAAACAATGGAAACACAATACAACGATCCGAACCGATTGAAAAAGATGGTAGACTCACGCGACCAAGGAAAGATTCTATCATACACAGACGAATACGGGCGAGTGCGAATCGGGATTGTACGTACCGAATCGTGGAATAGAAACTATACTACCATTTGGGTAGGAAACTGTCCGGTTCTTGTTCTGTCACGATAAGTAAGTAACATTCCAGTATACCCAAATACGGTATACTAGGGATTTAGTGGGCGGATGCTCACGAATAGGCTGTGTAGCCTATATAATAGGGGACGCTAGTCCCAGAAAGGATGCGTTAGCATCATGGGTATTCTTTCGCGTGTTTTCAAGTCGTTCGGGATTCATGGGTACACTCCCTCCCTTGCCGAGTCTACGGCATTGTCCAAGGTTCGCATTGCGGATCAATCGGACGATACCCTTGGCTCGAAAATCCGAGCCACAAGGGAGAAAATCAAGGCTATTCGTCGATCGACGGTAGTCTCTTGGAATCTGTACCCTCCCTCCCCCGATCTTCTCCCTACCGATAGGTCGATGCCGACGTATTGGGGGGAAGGTAAACCCCAAACAATGACCTATCAGCAGGTCGGTTTGATGATGCTCGGCATCTGTGCGGATATGCGTAGGTATCTGTGGGGGGGACGTAAACCTAAGGGTAACGTCGGCAAGGGTACGTATCTGTGCCGATTCTGGGAAGGTAGCCTTGCCCGATTGTTCACCGATCCCGAAACGGCATGGGCCGAGATTTTCAACTCGGGGTTCACCTACTGTTTGGGCTTGTCCCAAGTCAATGCGGAACGCATTGCCAATGGTAAACGTCCGCTTACCATCTCTAAGTCTAGTGTGGTTCGGCATCTGGTAAGTGAAACGTATCGGGGGACCAATCCTAGGGGGCACGTTTGGTATTTTTCTAGGCTTGACGGCGAGTGGTTCAACGCGAATCGGCCATACTTGAAAATCAAGTCTAAAAAGGACGCCGAATCGCTTATTGCAAGAGGGTACCTATTCGGATTCGATCGGGCAAGTGGGCAAGAGATTCGGATTCCTATCCGATGTGCGATGGTTGTATCCTTGGACGTTCAGCATATGGCCGATCCGCGATGTGAACGGGTCCGCTTGGATGAGATGCTTCATAAGGTATCCGAATCGGATACCCTGACAACTGACGAACGGCTCGTTTGTATTGCGATCGCACGCAATCCGAACGCAACCCGTACCGAGATCGCAAGGATTCTCGGTCAAGAGAATAATGGACCCACTAAGGGTAGGGATTGGACGAATGACCGTGTGAAGTCTATCTCACGCAAGATTCCGGGCATCTTGGAGGATATGCAGTTAGTTGATTGAATCAACTAACCGAATACGGTAGGGTAGAAATACCCTATCTGTATTTTCGATACGGACGGTATAACTTAGATAATATGGTTACCTACGAGGATACTATAGTCCCCAGTAGGAGGTAGAACTACGTTCATAGGGAAAACCCCCGAATGGATGCCATACCGCCATAGGCGGGCCGTTAGGGTATTCCTAACAGATTCTAAAAATATTTTATTTTTAGATTTGGTCCGTGTTAGGGATACTAATCCGTATATAAGGGTGGAACAAGCCCGCACACTACCAATACCATCGTGTGGTATACAGTGTGTAGGGTATAACTATTGCGGAGCAAACAATGGAAAAGATTTCCTGTGTGGCACCCGCCGATAGGGTGCTTATTTCGTTTGTGTGGTTGTACAACTCCCTTTTTGGACACTATACCGTTCGTGTAACGGTTCTCGATAGGTGGAACGATTGTCACGAATGGACAGACGGGCCATACGCCCCGTCCGTTCGTAAGAACATGGTCGAAACGGCCATTCGGAATAAGGTCGAAAGGCTGTATGGCCCAGTGGAGTAAACCCCCACACCCCCGAACCGGAGGTTTCAATGGAAACTGATCGTCTGATCGTCGGCACCTTTGGTGCGTTCATCAATGGGCGGTTTTCATCGGCGGAACGGTGGTTCTATAGTCAGAACCGCGACCCACTGGACGAACAGGATGATTTCGTCCTGTTCTGGGAATGCTGGCATCCCTACTACGGGGGATATTAGGGCTTTGCCCTACGGAGGTTTCAATGCACACTAAGGAATCCATCAAGGATTTGTTGCAACGCAACGATAGGGCCGTAGAACGAGCCTTGCTCGCAATCTATAATCGTCAGACTGACGTAGAGCGTCAGTCAAGTAGGACGGTAGTCCACAACGGAGTGGGATTCAGTGCGTTTGATGCGAGTCTAGGTAGTTACCTAGCCTCATGGATTAGCAAGGGTAAGCCCCTTACTGGTCCATTTCTTGAAAAAGGCCGTAGGCTTGCGACGAAGTATGTCGGCCAGTTGGTTTCAATCGCTAATGGGGGCTAAGCCCCCATACCCCGAACCGGAGGTTCTATGAAAAAGGGCATTGTGCGTGTTTGTGAACTTCAAGAGACACCAGAAACAACACAACTGGCTCTTGAACATTCGGATCATCAATATGAGTTTGATATTCCAGAGGGGGCGACGGAAGATACGATCCAGTTGCTCGCTTATGGAACATTGTTCAAGAATGATTGGGCAATGCAGGATACCACGTCGGAGTGGTACATCACACAGTAAGGGCTAGCCGCCCCTACCACCCGGCTGGCCTAGCGGCCAAGCATTGTAGAGAAAATAAGGGCCGCAACTAAGGGAATATCCCAAGTCCGCCCGTTTGGTAGGCATCGCCAGTAGTAATATTGGCGAGAGCCTTTATGCCGCTCGATTAGCGAAGTCTACTTTCTTGATCGGAAGTAACCTAGTAAGATACTAGGCGGCACGAAGTAACTCATATCTCGTAAGATATTCTAAAATCCTCTTTAGGAGGCACGCACAGTGCATTTCATTGAATCCGTCCAACACATGATTGGTATTGCCCTTGTGTTTTGGGGCATAGGCTATTTTGTTCAATCTATCGGAAAATGTGTGTATTACATAACTCGGAAGTAGGGGGAATCCCTACAACCCCTTGCCGGAGGCAACATGAATATCCAAACACAAAAGTTTGTGACAAAATCAGATTTGTTTGAGGGATTGGATACCCTGGAAAGCATCTTTGATGAGGGTGACCACCTTACTATCACTTGGGGTGGAGCTAATCGCACCTTGATTGATACCCACTACTTCTCACAATGGGAATCTGCGGAAATGACAATCATTGTAGAAGAGGGGGCGGTGGGTGAACTTGAGATTATGTGGAGCAGAATCAAGGAACTCCCCGAGGGAGTTATGGTGGATCTAGAAAATTAGTGGGGCTTTGCCCTAAGACCCCTAGAACCGGAGGTTCGTATGACTGATATTGAGCGTGAGGCTATTGAACTCATGGAACAGATTGGGGGCGGATTTGCTTCCCATCTGGCTAGGGCATGGCGTAGGGCTGATTTGGGAAATCAGCGGCGACTTAAAGATGCCTTTGGACATCTTCTAGAGGAATATGTGAAGATGGTAGAATCAAGGGTTCCGGCGGGGGAACTTTAGTTCTTACGGTCCATACAAAAAGAATGAGAGAATGTCCAAATGTGGGTTTGCTAACAACCATTTGATACACTCATCTACTAACTTTTGTTCTTCATCGCTTGCCGCAGGCATACCGACCCCTTTATCCCCTGACTCCCCCTCTAGGAGTTTCAGAGTACTCTCTGAGTATTTCGGCAAGTCTAAACTGATTGGGCTTGTCAGGGTCTAGGTTGTCAGGTTGGACAGAGCCTAGTGTTTTATGCCAATCAGCGAATCTCTTGCCTTTGTGCCCAAGAATGGTCGTGTATTCTTGGTCCCTAGGGTGGGCGGCTTAAGTGTCGCCCACTTCTCTTTGCACGATTTTACTACTGCGGTTTATTAATACCTACGGTATCTTGTAAAGTAAGGAAAACAGCCGCTCAAAAAACCCTGAAATACATAGAAGTATACACTTTTTTGAAGAAACTTTCAAGAAAAGGAGACTATAGTATGAAGAATAACTAACGTTGTCGCAGACATAGGTGCGGTGTCCTGTAATGGGGTACCGCCCCTTTACTTTGAGGGTGTTCCTGTTTAAACTCTCCTATATCTTCATCGAATATGGTCCCGAATAGGGAATGCGGGCTTGCCCGTATCGGTGACATCCCGGTAATCGGCTACCTTGGTACCAGTGGTAGGGTGGTTCAACTCCACTAATCGGGTTTTATAGGGGCAACCCCCACGCCCCCGAAAGGAGTCCAGTCATGAGTCAAGTATTCATTAAGAATAGGCAGACTGGTAAACGAATAGCCTTTGGTTTTGGTAAGAAAGATTGGTTCTGGACTAATATGGCTTCAAGAGTCCAGTACTTTTCTTCGGCTAACGCCGAATCGTTCTGTAAAGAAAACAAGTTGACCGTGGTAGATGTCGAAATCGTAAAGCCATCGTGTCGGTGCGATAAAGATGAACAAGGTGGAGTATTATATCTTGACCCAAAATGTCCAGTGTGTGGAGATTGGCCCTGAGAATAAGGTCAGCCGTGCGGCTGCCGCAGGCTGGTGTTACTGTGGTTGCTGCACTGGCTACTATGACCAAAAGGGTTACAGAGTGGAATGTGCCAAGCCCAATCCCTCGGGCTTTCGCCCCTCCAAATGGACCAAGCCTCTGCATCGACTTCACGGTCGTAAGGGTCGTACCTTGCGATCCCATAGGGCTTCGCCCAAAGGATTGTAAGGATTATCCTTACCTCCTCAATAGGAGCAGAACATATGGGGAAACCCCCTAATCCTCAGAAAGGACATAATCCATGAAGAAATATGCCGCCCGCAGGGGGCACATAGGCGATTTCTTAGCAGTAGTATGTTCTATAATTTGGGCAATAGTTTGGGGGATTTTATTTCCCTATAAACCTTCTACAAACTATGAATCAGTCACGGTTCTCTCTGTCCAAGAGCATAAGTATGTCGTTGGCGATGGATTAACCGGCCAACGAATAGGAATCATAACCAAGATTGAGACTGTAGTTACAACAAAGGAGGGAAAACGATATATCGTTACTGGACCCCGCTTTGCTGAACCGACTGATGTAGTCCTACTTGATCTGAAAGGTGAGAATATTGCCGAGATCGGTAAGAAAGCAAATTAGGGGGCCGCCCCCTATAGGATTCCGCCCTAGAAATAGGGTGTTTATCTATTTATTCTCTGGCCCCAAAAGTTCCAGATTCTAGTTGGGAGTACCATATTATAATCTGGCGGCAGTCCACTTAAGCCGGTGGTCGCTGATTACGAAAAGGGTTCCTAGCAATAGGTGCTTGACAGCGTGTGGGGTAAACTTGACCGTTTGCCCTACATTTTACAAATGGGCGTCCGCCCTAAAAACCGCATTCCTGCAAAGTTAATAAGGGTTGACACTAGGTAGAATAAGGGGAAACCCCTTAAACCCCAAGAACCGGAGGTTTCATGCCGAAGGCTAAATATTTTCGTACCGTTGTATCCATAGAGATACTATCTAATGAAGAAATCCCAGATACCATTTCCCTCGAAGATATATCCTATGGGATCACGTATGGGCACTGGTCTGGACTCATTACGCACGAAAAATCCCAAGAGATAAAGGCACCAAAAGCCCGTAGATTACTGCAAAAACAAGGGTCCGACCCCACTTTCCTAGATAACCCCTCCTAACCCCCTAAACCTTTATCCTACAAGGACTTAGTTATCCACATTCTTTGTGGAAAACCTGTGGAAAACTTTAAATGGGGACGTTTGGTTTATATTTTTAGACCACATACAAAGTAAACCTTCAATCCCATACAAACCCCTAAGCAGTAGTCCTTATATTAATCCTAGTAATAAGGTAAGGGATTGGTATAGGAAAAGTACAACAGGCGACAGCCGAGGAGTTTACAATTTATGCCGAGAATCACTGAGGCATTTGATAAAATCCAGTGTGAAGAAATCGACCTAGATCATGGTGATCTAGATGAAGATTTAGACATGGAAAAGATACGTTGTATCTGGGAAGAAAAGATTAAAATGGGCGGCACGCTGCCGACCTTTCCGATAACCCCGAGTTGTCATAATGATGACAACGGTTAAAAAGAAATCAATAGGGCGAACATGATAAGGGCGGGGCATAGCCCTCATAACCCCTGCCAGTGGCCCTACGATCCCCTAGGATTAATTCTTGGGGTTAGGTCCGACCAAGATAGGGGTCTAGGGGGCGATCGTTTATAGGGAATCTAATGGGCAAGGGCAATCAGGAGATTAGAATGGGCGAAGTTATGCCTAAAATGGAAAACTGGTCTGTTGTTGATAGGCCCGAAGATAGGGCGAACGTATTTCTTCCTCCTGAATGCCGCAAGGCAGCAATTCATGGAGAAGTGTATGGGCACCCCTCATATCCTAACGGTGATGTAATCACCACTTCCCCTATTATTTCCGTAGACGGAAACAAAGTTGAATGTACGTCAAGGACGTATACCTTGGGTAAGCCTTCGGCAGAATATATCGAGTGGTGTAAGATGCACGGAGTGCATATTCCGACCGATGAAGTCCCGATTAAATGGGAGAAGAAAAATGAAGCCACTAACGCAAGTGTTGCCACAAATTAAGCCCCACCAAAAGGTTATGCTTAGGCATAATGAAAAAGATTATCTTTACAAGATTACTGTAAATAATAATCTTTCTGGCAATGGTCTATGGGCTATTGACTATAGTTACCTAAATACAGTAACTAACAAGTTTGACGGCCCACATGCTGGAGGTTATTTTCCTGCAAATGAATACGATGTACTTCGCGTTTCAGGGAGATTTGTATGAAAGATGAGATTATTATTGGGGACTTTGAAGTAAGGATAAAGGGGTCTAGTCGATTCCCCCAACCATTTATTTTTCATAGGCCCACTAGGGACTACCTTACTAAGAACAAAAAGATTGAATACCCATCCAATGTTGATCTTTGTTACTACGGTAACATAGGTGCGGCGGTAAATGCTGTACGTGCCCACTATCGTCGGCAAGGTTTACCCGTCCCATCATATAAATAAGGACAATATTCTATTGTCCCCAATAGGAGGCG